AGATATAGATGACCTTCATGAGTGCTTTGACTGGGCTGCCCAATCAGACCTTGTGGATTATATTGGCATGTCTATTCTTGCTATACCTAATGCTTACGGAGTAGAGAAGAACAATAAGCTACAACGTTTTGTTAGTCGATTCATGTTTATGCAAGAATTACATACTGCTGGTACACTAGATATAATGAAATCGAATGGGCAGAAGATCCATATGCTAGGCATGTTAGATGGTCCCGGTGAGATTCGTTTAATGACTCCTTTTAGAAAGTACATTGATACATGGGATAGTAGTGCTGCTATCTGGTTAGGACTCCACGCTGGTGCTCACTTTGATCGTTCCCCTACTGGCCTATTGAATGGAAAGTATGAAGAAGAGGTTGATTTTAGCTATGAGAACAGAGGAAATGTGTTGACTGCTGTGATTAACAAGAGTATAATCAACAATTATATTTCAATGTACTTAAATGAGGACGATCATGCCTGATTACAAATATAATGAAGACAAGTATCTATCAGATATCCAAAAGTATCTGGATGGTACTTACGGTGAGCACTATGTTGCTAAAGACATTCAAGTAGTTGATATATGGGAATCACTTGATAGTCTTGAAACAACAGCAAGAGATACAGCTATTAAGTATCTCTGCCGTTATGGCAAAAAGGGTGGTAAGAATAGAAAGGATCTATTGAAAGCTATCCACTACATCGTACTTATGATGTATGCTGTTGATAAAGCCAGTGCTGAACATAATTATGTCCCGTCTGAAGATGCGCTAGATGAGATATTAAAGAAGAAGAGCGGTATTATACTAAAGAGTAATCCAGTAGGAATGTTGAATATTAGTGAGGAGACCTACACTACAAGAGGATCCTTTGGTACGTTACATACACATAACACTTTAAATGATGCATATGACGAGGTAGAAAAACATGATTCATATCTTAGGAAGTAATAGTCATTCGACGCTGACTAATGTTCAGCCAGGAGACTCCCAACCAAATGCGATAGATCTCAGACTTGATAAAGTCTATCGTATGAAGCATAATGAGTTTATTGTTGATAATGAAAATAAGACCCATAGAGGTACTGTAGAAGAAACGCCAACATCTGATGGATGGTATATTCTTCCAGAGGGTACATATGAAGTAGTGATGGAGAACATAGTTCGAATAGGACCTGATGAAGCTGGTTGGGTTATTACTCGTTCTACATTAAACCGTAACGGTGTATTCATTACATCTGGTTTATATGATTCGGGTTACCATGGTGTTATGGCAGGTGCATTGCATGTACATGGTGGTCCGGTAAGAATTAAGAAGGGGACTCGTGTTGCGCAGTTCTTACTTTTTAAAGCAGAAGCACTTTCTGGATATAATGGCTCATACGGTTTAGGTAGTGAGCATGACAAAAAATACAAATAAGGAGTTTTATAATGGCTGAAGGTTTTAAATTACAGGTCAGTATTGAAGAGCTACAGAAACGTAAGCTGTTCTTAGCTGTTCCTATGTACGGTGGTCAGTGTGCTGGTATGTTTACCAGATCAGTTGCTGATTTATCTGCTGTGTGTACTAAACACGGTATTCCACTCCAATTGTTCTTTCTATTCAATGAGTCATTAATCACACGTGCTCGTAACTATTGCGTTGATGAGTTCATGCGTTCTGGTGCTACTCACTTGATGTTCATTGATAGTGACATTGGTTTCAATCCACAAGATGTCATCGCCATGCTTGCAATGCAAGATGATGAGAGCCCATATGATGTTATCGGTGGTCCGTATCCTAAAAAGTGTATCTCTTGGGAAAAGATCAAGCAAGCGGTTGACAAGGGTATGGCGGATGAGAATCCAAACAACTTGGAAAAGTATGTTGGTGACTATGTGTTCAATCCTAAGACAACACAACGTGAGATCCCTCTTAACCAACCAATCGAAGTGTTAGAGATTGGTACAGGCTTTATGATGATTCGTCGTAAGACATTTGAGGATTATCAAAAAGCATTTCCACACCAGTGGTACAAACCAGATCACGTACGTACTGAGCACTTTGATGGTACTCGTGAGATCATGGCTTACTTCGATTGTATTATCGATCCAGAGTCAAAGCGTTACTTGTCTGAGGACTATATGTTCTGCTACAACGTACAGAAGATGGGTGGCAAGGTATTCTTCTGTCCATGGATGCAGTTACAGCACGTAGGTAGTTATGTGTTTGGTGGTTCACTTGCTGACCTAGCTTCAATCGGAGCATCGGCAACTGCAGACTCTAATCAATTGAAACATAAAAAGAAGAAGTAACCTAAGGGATCTATATTATGAAACTAAGTGCAAGAACAATTCAGATTTTGAAGAGCTTTGCTCAGATTAATCCTTCTTTGATCTTCACACCTGGTAATGAGTTAAAGACAATATCCCCTATGAAAACAATGGTAGCTAATGCTACCATCGCAGAAACCATATCGCAGCAGTTTGCGATATGGGATCTGTCAAAGTTCCTAGGTGTGTTATCCTTATTCGATGATCCAGATTTAGAAATCAATGATAAGTTCATTACAATCACCAGTGGTAAATCTAAACTAGATTATGTTTATTGTTTACCGGATATGATTGTTCAACCTCCAAAGAAAATGGCTGACCTACCGCTTGATAGTGTTGAGAAGTTATTACCTTCATCATCACTGCAGTCGTTAATGAAAGCTGTTGGTGTACTACAATTACCTGATATTGCCTTTGTTGGTAAAGATGGTAAATTCAGCATTGAAGCATTAGATACAAAACCAAAGAACCCAAATGATAGTACCCTCAGTAACAGCTTTGCAATTACTGTTGGTGAAACTATCAAGACTTTCAAGATGATTGTTAAAGCTGAGAGTCTTAAAATTATGAATGAAGAGTACAAGCTAAAAATATCTCCAGGTGGCATTTGCCATTTTAAAGGTTCTGATGTAGAATACTGGGTAGCTTGTGAAGATAATTCTACTTTTACTGGGTGATTAAATGATTCGTGATGATTTCCTTTGGGTCGAGAAGTATAGACCCAGGACCGTGGCCGACACTATCCTTCCGGATGGTCTCAAAAAGACCTTTCAACAATTTGTCGATCAAGGCAATATTCCTAACCTACTATTGACTGGCCGTGCAGGCGTTGGTAAAACAACTATTGCACGTGCCATGCTCGATCAGCTTGGTTGTGATTATACTATAGTCAATGGTTCTATGAGTGGTAACATTGACACTCTTCGTAATGAGATACGAGAGTTCGCATCCACTATTTCCTTTTCTGGAGGTCGTAAATATGTTATCCTGGATGAAGCTGACTATCTTAATCCTAACAGTACTCAACCTGCTCTTCGCAACTTTATGGAAGAATACTCGAGGAATTGTGGGTTTATCCTTACCGCTAATTTCCGCAACCGCATTATTGATCCTCTGCACAGTAGATGCTCTGTCGTAGAATTTAAGATTGAGAAAGATGATAAGCCAGAGATGGCTAAGCAGTTCTACAAGCGTGTATGCGGTATACTCGACAAAGAAGGAATAGAGTATGATAGTAAAGCTGTCGTAGAGGTTATTAAGAAGTTCTTTCCTGACTGGCGACGTGTATTAAATGAGCTACAGCGTTACTCTGCTACCGGTCGTATTGATACTGGTATACTAGTTAATATTACAGAGGAGAACCTTAAAGCATTAGTATTACTATTAAAGACTAAGAGCTTCAGTGAAGTACGTAAGTGGGTTGGTGAGAATAATGACATTGATCATACCACATTCTTTCGTAAGCTATATGATACTGCGTCAGATTATCTGAAACCAAACTCTATTCCAATGCTCGTGATGACCATTGCCGACTATCAATATAAGGCTGCTTTCGTTGCTGATCATGAGATAAATATTTTAGCTTGTCTAACAGAAATTATGGCTGAAGGAGATTTCAAATGAATATACAACTATTGAGTGAGTATGAGAATAATGGAGTTAATGCAAGAGTAATGAAGTTGCATGATGATACGTTTCAAGTTCTTGTCTTTAATCTTAAAAGTGGACAGGAGTTAGCCAAGTTCTTTGGTAGCTATACTGAAGCTAATAGGTTTGCTGAAACATCTACACAGCAGCAACTGAACGGATGAAAACTATTATCCATGTCAACCAGGCTCTTATTCGAAAGAATATAAGAGCTGAAGAAGAGAATCGGGAGCCTGTCCTTACAGTGAAGACTTATAAGGATAACAGGTACGCTAACACTGTAATCATTTACGGCCCTAGCAAGGTTGTATACTCACCTGATAAACCACTTAGTTGTGGTGCAAGGGTGTGGATAGAAACTGAGGGTAAGGTTGATGTTGAATGAATCCGTTGCTGGAGTTTTTACTTGGATTAGGGATGACTATAATTCTAACCGGGTACGCTTTGGTATTGAGTTACTGGCTTGGGCTATTTCTATTAGTTGTAGTATCACTATGGCTCTCACTGTGCCTAGCCCACCTCTTCTCATACTCTATCCTATATGGATTACTGGTTGTGCTTTGTATTCTTGGGCTGCTTGGTCACGTCGGAGCTTTGGGATGCTGGCCAATTATTTGTTATTAACTACGATCGATGCAATCGGTCTTTTAAGGATGGTACTGTGAAAATCTCTGGAATATTATATCAAGTTGACTACCTGAGTAATGAAGAAATGAAAGGCAATATTGGCCTTGCAGACTTCAATAAACAACGCATAATGATCAATCGTGATCATACTAGTCAAACACAACGTATTGCCCTGTTGCATGAAACGTTGCACATATTGGATAGTACCTATGGTCTTGGTCTTACCGAGAAGCAAGTAGTACATCTGACTCACGCCTTAGTTGGTCTGGTCACCGATAACCCAGAGTTAACATTATAATAACATGAATCCCTTTGATTATGTAAATGCGATAAACAGTTCTAAACAGGATCTACTTAAAGAGTCGGAAGCAGAAAAGCACTACCCAGCCTTCATGGTAAACAAGGCACTATCTTATTTCCCGGACACGTTATTGTACGCTAATGAGATGAATCGGCACCATCACCTAGATGGAAAGCTCCAGTTTTACTTTTTTCTAAATAGTATAAGACCTGCAAAGCGATTTGCAAAGTGGGTGAAGAAACAAGAAGATAATGACCTTACTGCTGTCATGGAATATTATGGTTACGGGCCAGAAAAGGCAAAAAGCGCATTATCCATCCTTTCTTCAGATCAACTGATCACTATAAAACAAAAATTAGAAAAAGGTGGACGATTATGAACATTATTGACAGTCTGGTGGAAGTTGCGCTGGCCTCTGAAGAAGACTTTCTCAAGATCAAAGAAACACTGACACGTATCGGTGTTGCATCGCGTAAAGATAAAAAACTATTTCAATCATGCCATATCTTGCATAAGCAAGGTAGGTATTATATTGTGCACTTCAAAGAGCTATTTGCTCTTGATGGTAAACCATCTAACTTCTCAGATGATGATAAGGCGCGCCGCAACACAATCATTAACTTGATCGCAGAATGGGGTCTAGTGAAATTGATCAACCCACAAAAATCAAGCACACCAGTTGCTCCTTTCTCTCAAGTTAAAGTTATCACACACAAAGAGAAGGATGAGTGGGAGTTGGTTGCCAAATACAATATTGGTAAAAAGAGATAACATATGAGTGATTTATTATGGGATTACCGTTTCTTGCAGTTAGCAGAAACAGTAGCATCGTGGTCAAAGGATCCATCTACAAAAGTAGGAAGTGTAATTGTAGATTCCAAACGTAGAGTTATTGGAATGGGGTACAACGGCTTTCCACGCGGGGTAGTTGATGATGATTATCGATATCAAGATCGCGAACTAAAGTTAAAGTTAGTTTGCCATGCAGAACGTAATGCACTTGACAATGCGCCGGGGAGTGTTGAAGGGTCAACGTTGTACGCGACATTCTTCCCCTGCAACGAATGCGTCAAAAGTATTATCCAGAGGGGAGTTAAAAGAGTAGTAACATTTGTTCCCCCGCCAGGAAAACAACTGTTGTTTAATCATGGGTTTTCGTATATAATGCTTAAAGAGGCTGGTGTAGAACTTCATCAGCTCGCTTATATTTTATTTGAGAGGTGGAAAAATGACCCAAGCGACATCCGTGGATTCGATCCGCTCGACCCTAAAGTCGAACATATGTAAAGTTATATTCACTAAGAAGAATGGTGAACTTCGTGAGATGATATGCACTCTACGCGAAGACGTTGTAGTTCCTCACGAAAAGACTACCGATCGTGTGAAAGAAGTGAATGAGGAAGTTCTGGCTGTTTGGGATTGTGAAAAGAATGCGTGGAGATCTTTTCGAATTGATAGTATAATTGGGGTTCACGTCAATATGGAGAATAACAATGTACCAGCGTAAAGCCAATATGAAACCAGCTGTACTCGACGATAATGTCCGTATCCCTCTAGGTGCACTGACAGAGTTCATTCTAAACTGTGAGCTAGCTCTGAGTGCTAGAGGCCAGGAAGATGAGGCATTCCGCTTTGAATGTATTAGAGAGTATCTCCAGCAAGAATTTACTCCTGCTAAGGGCTTACACTTCAAGCCGGGAGTGATTGGATTATAAATACTAAAAACACCACAGGATTATTGTATGCACATTAAAGAAGCATAGCAGTAGTAGGAGAAGGCGCACAGGCGAAAGTCTATGCGCCTTTTTTGTTTTTAACTCTAACAAGAAGGACAGCGCATGAAAAAAGCACGACTTGCTGAAGCCTCCATTCATCATCTCCCTGATCAACCAAGAAGAAAGCTCAAACTTAGAATCGACGATCTTCTGACATTTGAACCCCTAACAAAAAACCAATCCAAATTCTTCGACCTCTACAAACAAGGAACACAAGCAATCATGCTGCACGGTGCAGCTGGTACAGGAAAGACATTCATTGCACTCTACAAAGCATTAGAAGAGGTGATGGATAAAAGTAACACATACGATAAGGTAGTATTAGTAAGATCAGTAGTACCTTCAAGAGAAATTGGACATCTACCAGGAGATGAGAAAGAGAAGACTGACGTATATCTTGCTCCCTACAAAGCAATCTGTCAAGACCTATTCCAAACTGAACAAGCATATGAAAGACTAGTTGAACAAAAGAATATTGAATTTATGATTACATCTTTCATTCGTGGTATCACTATAGACAATTCAGTAATTATTGTTGATGAGTGCCAGAATATGACCTTCCAAGAGTTGAGTTCAATTATAACTCGAGTTGGAGAAGGATCAAAGATTATATTTTGTGGTGATTTTAAACAGACAGATCTATGTAAAAGGCATGATCAATCTGGCCTCAGAGACTTTGTAGAGGTTATCAACAGAATGCCATCATTCAGAAACGTGGAGTTCGAAGTTGATGACATCGTACGCAGCTCCCTTGTCAAAGAGTTTATTGTAGCAAATTTACACGTAGAATCAATAAAAAGTTGACTTCCAGATGTGACTGATGTATAAATAGGAGTGTACTGCCTTCGGGGGTACACTTCAATTTATTTTAACCTTGCTTAATAGGAGGTCTTCATGACTAAAGACGCATTTTCTGCATTAGCTAATTCCATTGCTTTCGGTCCCGGTTTCAAACTTGGTACAAAAGATATTGATAAGTTCTTCGTTGGTTTCGACGAGTCTTTCAATAAGATGGCTAAACTGCACGACGAAGTAACAAAAAACATTCCTAACTACCCACCGTACAACATTAAGAAGACAGACGATAACTCTTATGAGATTGAGCTTGCTGTTGCTGGTTTCGCAAAACAGAACATTAAGATTGATCTTGAAGATGATAAACTAATCGTCACTGGTCTTACTGATGGTGCCGAAAACGAAACCAAAGAAGATGCAATGTATCTTTGGAAGGGTATTGCAAATCGTGCGTTCACTCGTACATTTGTTCTCAACGATCAAGTTGAAGTTAAGAATGCTGAACTGTTGAACGGTATGCTTAAAGTATTCTTGGAAAGGATTATTCCTGAGCACAAGAAGCCTAAGTCTATTCCAATCAACGAAAAGACTCCAACTTCAAAAGAGTACCTAGTGGAGGATAAATGAGTTCTGTAACCATCGACGAATTTTGGTCATGGGTCAAGAAAACATTTACTCCGCAATATAGGAAAGAGATCGAGGACTACTTAGCAGAGTCCAAAGATCACTATGATGTCGAAAGACGTATCACACTTCTACAACGTAGGGGTATGATTTAACTGAACGAGGGGACTTCGTGTCCCCTCTTAATTAAGGAATCATAATGACAATCGCAGTAATCAAATTAATCACCGGTGAAGAAATTATTGGTGAGATTGAGATTCAACCAGCATATGTTACACTCACAAACGTTGGTGTTGTTCAACTAGTACCTACTCAAACTGGGGTTGGTATGTCCCTGTATCCCTTTGCTCCATATGCAGAGGAAAGTAAGTTCTCATTTAAGAATGAGCATATCATCACATCCTTTGAACCATCTATAGATCTTCGAAACAACTATAACAAGATGTTCGGCTCTGGTATTCAGATCGCTTCTGCAGGATCGTTGAAGTAATATTATTTTTGCTGTATAATGGTTGTTTTAAGTGAGGCTACATGCGTTTCTATACTAATGTGTTTGTTGCTGGTGATAATGTTTATACGAGTGGGTATAACAACGGTCAACGCTTTGAGTTGAAAGCACCCTATCAGCCATACCTATTTGTCAATTCAAACAAACCAACAAAATACAAGACTCTAGATGGGAAGCATGTATCCCGTATGGACTTTGATAGTGTCAAGATAGCTAAAGAGTTTATTAAAACTTACGCTGGTGTTGATGGATTCCAAATCCATGGATCCAACCTCTTCACATATCAAGCAATCTATGATTTCTACCAAGGTGAGGTGAACTACGATGTTGATCAGATATCTGTAGTGTCACTCGATATCGAAACATCTACACAGGGTGGCTTCCCTGACCATAAGTTGGCTGACAAAGAAATCATTACTTTATCTATTCGTAAGAAGGGTAAAGTGGTAGTACTTGGTACCAGACCTTACACTCCAAAGTCAGAAGATGTTTCCTACTTCCAATGTAAGAATGAGGTTGATCTTCTAACCAAGTTCCTTATGATATGGAATTCTTCTAAATGGAAACCAGATGTAGTTACTGGTTGGAATATTGAGTACTTCGATATACCTTATCTGTATCGTCGAATCACAAACATACTTGGTAAGAAAGAAGCAGATAGACTATCACCATGGGGAATGGTATGGGAGCGCGCTGTTGGTGGTGATAGTAACCTTGTCGTATATGAGTTGAATGGTATTGCTGTTCTTGATTACTTAGCACTCTATAAGAAGTTCTCATACACTCCACAAGAATCATATAAGTTAGATCATATTGCAGAGTATGAACTTGGTGAAAAGAAGCTAGACTATTCTGAGTATGAGACTATGCATGATTTCTATATGCAGAACTTTGAAAAGTTTGTAGACTATAACATCCACGACGTTGTTCTTGTTGATAAGCTAGAAGAGAAGCTGAAGTTCATCGAGCAAGTATTTGCTATTGCTTATGATGCTAAAGTAAACTACGCCGATACGTTCACTACTGTCCGTATCTGGGATATCATCATTACAAACTACTTGATGGATCGTGGTATCATCGTACCTAACGTTGAGAGACCTGAGTTGGAACATCGTAGTGCTGTTGATAAAGAACTTGGTCCTATTGTTGGAGCTTACGTCAAAGATCCACAGGTTGGGTTACATGATTGGGTTTGCTCGTTCGACTTGAACTCTCTCTATCCGCATTTGATCATGCAGTACAATATTAGTCCTGATACCTTTGTAGCTATGAAGGAAGACATTACAATAGAGCGAATGCTTGATCGTGGAATGGGTGATGAGCTACAACAAAAGCTGAAAGAGAATAACTGTACGATCACTCCTAACGGTGCTATCTTCTCTAAAGAGAGTGTTGGTTTCTTAGCAGAGCTTATGGAAACAATGTATAACGATCGTTCTGCATGGAAGAAGAGAATGATCGAAGCAAAGAAGTTATATGAGAAGAGTCCAACACGTGAGCTAGAGAATGAGATTGCACGTTGTAACAATATGCAGATGGCAAAGAAGATTCAATTAAACTCTGCTTATGGTGCTCTTGGTAATGTATACTTTAGATGGTATCAACGTGATCTCGCAGAAGCTATTACAATGTCTGGTCAACTATCCATTCGTTGGATGGAAAAGAATATTAACCAATACTTAAACAAGATATTCAAAACGGATAATGAGGATTATGTAATTGCCTGTGATACGGACTCCATGTATATCCGGCTTGATAGATTGGTAAAGACTACGTTTGAAGATGGTACCGATCATCAAAAGGTTGTCAAGTTCTTAGATGATGTTTGTGAAAAGAAGCTACAGCCATTCATTGATAACACTTTTGGTGAACTAGCAGATTACATGCTTGTAATGAAACAGAAGATGATCATGAAGCGTGAAGCGATTGCTAACAAAGGAATATGGACAGGTAAGAAGCATTACATTCTTAACGTATACAATAACGAAGGCGTTGCGTATGCTCAGCCCAAGTTAAAGATGCAAGGTATTGAGGCTGTCAGATCATCTACACCATCTATCTGTAGAAAGAACTTCAAGAAGGCTCTTGATGTAATTATGAATCAAGATGAACCAGCTATGAAGAAGTTCGTTAAAGATTTCAAACAAGAGTACATGCTCTTACCTTTTGAAGATATTGCTTTCCCAAGATCAGTAAGAGATATGAAGAAGTGGCAAGACCCTGCTTCAATATACAAGAAGTCTACACCAATCCATGTGAAGGGCTCTCTGATATATAATAACCTATTGAAGGAACGTAATTTAGATAATAAATATCAGGTCATAAGAGATGGTGATAAAATCAAGTTTGCATATCTAAAAACACCAAACCCAGCAAGAGATACAGTTATTTCTTGTGCATCAGCAATTCCCAGAGAGTTCGAAATAGAACCTTACATTGACTACGACATCCAATTCGAAAAGTCGTTCCTGGATCCAATCAAAGGTATCCTTGATGTTATTGGCTGGGATATAAACGAAACCCGTAGAGCAACACTAGAACAATTCTTTGGATAGGACTACAATGGCTAAAATCAGTATAGAGTTAGATGATAGTAACGACTTTGGCTTTTCAGCTGTAAGCGAAGATGAACTGAGATCAATGGAGCGTCAGCTCCAACAACAAGTTCAACAGAAGGAAGAAGAATTATCGTTGACTTCCAAAGAGTATAAAGATAAACTGGAGGCTCTTTATAAACTAATTATGCCTCTGTTAATGAATCTGCAGAAAGATGATAGTAAGGAATATATCTACTGGCCAGATAGGACTAAGAAGATGACCACATTCATTGCAAAGGTAAACAAAATAGTCGAAAATGATTAACTACCTAGCCCTATTGGTTGCCGTTGGTTTATCCTCTGTAGCAGCCTACTTTTCCATACTTGGCTTGACAGCTATCTTTGCTGCGTCCTTTTGGCCTGTTGTTGTAATGGGTTCAATGTTGGAGGCAGCTAAGGTGGTTGCCACATCATGGACATATCGAAACTGGAAAGCTGCTCCAGCCGTCATCAGATATTACCTCGTTGCATCAATCATAATACTGATGATTATTACATCAATGGGAACTTTTGGATATCTATCAAAGGCACACTTAGAGCAAGCAGCATCTGTAAGTGACGTATCTGCTAAGCTAGGTATCTACGAAGAGAAGATAAAGGCTATAAATGAAAACATCGATGCCAATCGCACACTTCTTAAACAGTTTGACCAGGCGGTTGAACAGGTCATGGCACGGACAGAAGACTCGAAGGGTGCAGAGAGAGCAGTTGCAATCAGACGCTCCCAACAGAAGGAACGTAGCAGAATCATGGAAGAGATTTCGACTCTACAAGCAGAGGTCGGGAAACTTAATGTTGAGAAAGCCCCACTTGTCTCGCAAGTTAAATCTATTGAGAAGGAGGTCGGTCCTATCAAGTATATCGCAGAGCTCTTTGTGGACAGGGCTGATGATTCGTTTCTGGAGAAAACGGTACGATGGGTCATCATCATTATCGTCACTGTTTTTGATCCGCTAGCAGTGTTGTTATTGATTGCTGCTAATAACGGATTGGTTAGACAGAAGCGTATCAACAAGATGAATACAACAAGAAGATATAATCTTGAACAGGGTATCGACAAAGCTGCTGAGATACGTCACAAGAAGTTACAAGAGTTGACTGGAAAGATTAACCGTAGTAAGGTAACGATAGATAAAAATCAGATAAGGAAGATAACATGAGTTTCTTTAGTAGTATGTTAGGAGATGGTGACGGCGAGATCAGTAGTAAACGAACCATTACCTTCTTTGCATTCATTTTATGTAGTATAGCATTCATTGCCAATTTAGGATGGGGACTAAAGATTGATCAGTTTTTATATGATACGATGGTTTACATTGTGATTGGTGGATTGGGTTTTACAGCCTCGGAGCGTTTTGCACCTAAGAGTAAAGGATAAAGTATGAGTTTTTTGAAAAGTTTGATTAAGGAGATTGGTGATGAGGATACTTATTTGGCCAGTGACGGCGGTGGTAGTGCTGAGTATTCTGGTTGTATTGATACTGGCAGCTATATTCTCAACGCTCTTCTCTCTGGTAGCATCTATGGCGGCGTACCTGATAACAAAATTACTGCTTTTGCAGGAGAGTCCGCTACTGGTAAAACTTTCTTCGTACTTGGTATCGTTAGAGCCTTCCTTGACAAGAACCCAAACGCAGCAGTCGTATACTACGACACCGAAGCAGCAGTCACGAAAGCAATGATGGAATCACGTGGTATTGATACTACACGTGTCATTATCGCAGAACCAGATACCATACAAAAGTTTAAGACTCATGCCTTAAAGTTAATAGAGGCTTATGAGAAGCAGCCAGAAGATACTCGTCCAAAGATGATGTTCGTTCTGGATAGCTTAGGATTACTATCAACATCAAAAGAGATGGAAGATTCTCTTGATGGTAAAGATGTTAGGGATATGACAAAGTCGCAAGTCATTAAAGCTGCTTTCCGTGTTCTGACATTGAAGTTGGCAAAGGTGAAAGTACCAATGCTAGTTACTAACCATGTCTATGAAGTGATTGGATCCTATGTACCCACAAAAGAACTCGGAGGCGGAACAGGTCTCAAGTATGCTGCCAGCACTATTGCTATGCTCTCCAAAAAGAAAGAAAAGGATGGAGATGGTGACATCATCGGTAACCAAATTAAAATCAAAACATACAAGTCCAGACTCTCAAAAGAGAACCAAGACGCAACTGTGTTACTTACTTACGACAAAGGCTTAGATCGCTACTTTGGTTTATTAGAACTAGCAGAGAAGTACAACATCATTAAGAAAGTATCCACACGGTATGAGCTCCCTGATGGTCGTAAAGTATTTGGTAAGGAGATCAACACTAACCCTGCTAACTACTTCACCCAAGAAATCTTAGATCAACTTGAAGAATGTGCAAAGAAGGAATATAGTTATGGATCCCAAGTCGGAGCAGTACAAGATCAAGTTTCTGAGTCAGAGTAATGCAGAAGGATTCAGGTACTTCTTTAATGACAGAGAACTACTTGACTATCTTGGAAAAACACCTAGTGGTACTCGTGTAATTACATTGGAACAATATGATAGAGAAACTAATACTTTCCAGCCTATTAAATAATGAGGAGTATGGCCGCAAGGCCATTCCTTTTTTAAAGTCTGAATACTTTCAGGATAAAACTGTAAGAGCTCTATATGAAGGCATTGATGGGTTTGTTAAGGAGTATAACAAGTTCCCAACTAAAGAAGCTCTCATTATCGAGCTTGATAATAATAGAGAGATAGCTGGTTACTTTAGTGAGTTAGAAACAATGGTTGGTGAGTTGGATGATACTCCTAACACTAACATGGAGTGGCTAGTTAATCAGACAGAGAAGTTCTGTCAAGATAAAGCAATCTATAATGCTGTCATGAAATCGATCCAGATTCTTGATGGTGATAAGGATGCACATAGTAAGGGAGCAATACCACAGCTGCTGTCTGATGCTCTTGCTGTATCATTCGATTCACATATCGGACATGACTTCTTAGAAGACTATGATTCCCGATATGACTTTTACCATAAGAAAGAAAAACGTGTCCCTTTTGACTTGGAGTACTTTAATAAGATTACCAAAGGTGGACTACCGAATAAAACTCTTAATGTTGTACTTGCTGGTACTGGTGTTGGTAAGTCTCTCTTCATGTGTCATTGTGCTGCATCTAACCTTTCCAAAGGTCTTAATGTTCTTTATGTAACAATGGAGATGGCTGAAGAGCGTATTGCAGAACGTATTGATGCTAACATGCTCAATGTTACGGTAGATGATTTATCACTGCTACCTCGTGATTCATATCAAAAGAAAATTGATCGTGTTCGTGAGAAGACTAATGGTAAGTTGATTATTAAAGAGTATCCTACAGCTTCTGCTGGTGCTGGACATATGCGCCATCTTCTCAATGAGTTAAAGTTAAAGAGAAACTTCAAACCAGATATAATCTATATCGACTATCTAAACATATGTGTATCTTCAAGATTAAAATATGGGGCGAATGTAAACTCATATACATACATTAAGGCAATTGCAGAAGAACTTCGTGGTCTTGCTGTCGAGTTTGATGTACCCATAGTTACAGCTACTCAGACAACCAGAAGTGGTTTTACAAGTAGTGATCTTGGGTTAGAAGATACATCAGAGTCCTTTGGTTTACCAGCCACTGCTGACTTTATGGTCGCACTAATAAGTTCAGAGGAGTTACAAGAACTAAACCAATTTATGGTCAAGCAGTTAAAGAACCGTTTTGGTGATCCAGGTATTCATAGAAGATTTGTTATAGGCGTTGATAAATCTAAAATGAGGCTGTATGATGTAGAACAGAGCGCTCAAGAAGATGTAGTTGATGATGGTCCCGTATTTGATAAGTCTGATACTGGACTACGACTAAAATCAGAAAAGAGTAAATTCAAAGATGCGTTTAGCACATTTAGTTAATATGATCGGCTTCCTAATAAACTTTACATGGGTATTATTCCTCTCAATAATTCTATTAACTGTTAAGACAGCTTATGTCTATCTAAGGAAATTGTTTGACCTTCCTGTTGATGTAATTTTAGCAATGCGAGAAATCAAAGCACAAAATGAAAATAAAGACAAGAAAGTTCAAAGACAGGACACTGATTAGATATATCCGTGAAGCTGCTGACTTCTATCTTCAACAGCTTATTCCATCAGATAAACGATCAAAACTTCAAATTGATATCATCGGATATGATTCAATGGACTCTGATGGATCATGTGAAAGAGTGAGTGCTTCTAAGTATTTAATTGAACTCAAGAAAGGAATGTCACTTGAGTTAGCTCTAATCACATTAGCTCACGAGATAGTCCATGTCAAACAGTACGTTCAAAAAGAGCTCAAGATAATATATGTAAAAGATGATATTGTTGATGTGTGGATGGGTAAGCGGTATCGTAATGTCAAATACAGTGATCAACCGTGGGAAAAAGAAGCGTTTAGTATTGATGAAGACCTTTATCACGACTTCCTTTCTGAGTGTTATGCGACTGGTAGATTGCAGTTCGAATAATAATAAATACCACGTTCTATGCGGTGTTTAACCGTTGACCTTTTTTCACCATTCCCGTATAATTATAATACTGACAACTCATTGGGAATATCTATGACACGCCTTTTAGTTACTATTTTATTATGTATATCTACGCTGGCAGTTGCTGCTCCTAAGACGCAGTATACTATTACTCCTTCCCCTGCGATGATATCGTTATTGGAAGAAGCCAAGAAGATGATGAAGTATGAAGGCTCTGTTCCTATGCCGCGTATGTACTCACTTAACGAGAAAGATCTACAAGCACTATACTGCGAAGGTGCACCTAAGTGTGATACTGTAACCGCCATATATAAAGATGGTGCGATATATTTTGATGAAGATTATGATGCAAAGCACCCTTTGTGGAGATCCATTATTTTCCACGAGATGGTACATCATGTTCAGTATGTAAGACAGGGTAGTACTAGAACCTGTGATGTTTGGTATAAGAAGGAACGTGAAGCATATGACCTTCAAGCTTCGTACCTTCGTAAACAAGGTAGTAGCGATAAGGTTGTAGTTGACGCTGCTAAGACTATTAACTGCCCTCCTTGATAGGAATTTTATGACTAGTGAAGCTTCAAATGTATTGGATAGTATCGACATGGTACTATATGAGAGTGGCACATTTTATCTCTCTAGTGAAATTAACGATGATAACATAGGTGATTGTATTAGATGGATTATGGCTGAAAATTGCGAAGGTAAACGTAAAGAACTTACTCTTGTAATTAATAGTCCTGGTGGGGATCTTTATAGTGCTTTTGGTTTGATTGATATGATCAAGGCTAGTAAGATACCTGTTGCAACAATTGGTGTAGGCTCACTAATGAGTGCTGCATTCTTGATATTCATTACTGGTACCAAAGGTCGTCGTAGAGTTACTAAAAACACAAGCGTTATGTGCCACCAGTTCTCTACCTATTATGAAGGTAAAGAGCATGATGCTAAGGCATATGAAAAAGAGACGAAGTATATTAAACAGCGTATGCTGGATATTGTAAAAGATAGCTGTTCAATGGATGAGAAGGTGATTAAGCGAAAGCTGCTGCCACCATCAGATGTTTGGTTAACTGCGCAGGAATGTGTAGATTTGGGTGTAGCGGACGCAATTTTCTAACTTATAAATAGTATATTACTGAATAAGTCGCATTTGAAGGAGAAAAGAATGTCAATCGATAAGTACTCACAGTACATTTCAATACACGAAAAGAAGACTAAAACCATTGGGATGAGATCTTTAGAAGAGGCTGCTAAAGAAGGTAGTGTTCGTTTCAGTAGTGATGGAGATATAACTCATAGAGTTCTTCACAATAGTGGTAGTAGCCATTTAACCATGACTCATCACAATGAAGATCCAGGTAATATCAAGTTTCACGGTAAGATGGATGGTCATAAAATTAACTTTGTTTCTAATCCAGCTAGCAAGAGAAACCTTGATCCTACCGCAAAGGATATTAAGAGAGATTTGAAGCAAGCACATCCTACTCTTCCTCCAGAGGTTCATGCTAAAGTACTAAAGCAGGCTACTTCAGGTTTGAAGCACCTAAGTTTAGACGATTAAAGAAGAAGCTTCATGAGATCAGGAAACCCACTTCGGTGGGTTTCTTCGTATTATATTATGACATAAATAATCATAGATTGTGAATATAACTCAACGACGACGATTGGTAACCGAATGAAAACATTTATAACTTTCTTAAAAGAAGCAACTATTGCAGGATCTGGTCTTAAAGTTAACAGGCATGTTGATAGTTACATTAAACCATATCTACCTGGTGGATCTAAACATTCCGAACAAGGAACTCATACTCTTGCTGGTTCAGGGGAGTCTGTAGTTCTTCATGCACACCACGAAGAAGATGGCAATCATTCAGCCACTGTATCAAAAGTTGGATCTAGTGAGAAGATGAGGGTGCCTTTGAGTAAGTTGAATAAACCTGGAACAAAGGTCGTTAACAAAGGTCATGAATATGAAGAGCACACCTTCAACCGATTTAAGCAGCATGGTCTTGTTCCAGAAGGACATAAGCCAGCAGGATCTTCTGCTGGTACTGATGTGCCTATTCTAAACAAAAAGAAAAAAGAAGTACATCAGGGTTCGATTATTGGTACAGTTCATTCTGGTGAAGTCAAGCTCAACACTAAGGCAGCTTTTGGCCAATTGACAATCCACCACGATCCAAAAAAAGGAGGTTGGCATATTCCGGACAAGGCAAAACAACTAAGGCCTAGATATGCTAAAGAAATTGAAGATGCTGGAATTATAGATCATCTCAATACTCACCACAATCCTGATAAAGAAGGTCAGATAAAGAAGTCAGCAAAAGGTAAAGCACAGAATGTTTATAAAGACCATTCAAACTTAGGTCCAGCTGAATCATATTTAAAAGATCACGGAGTTCATGTACTACAAGTTGGAGAAGGTCACGGTACATATAGAGTCGGTAGTAAAGATGTTACAGGCCATGGTCTTCCAAGAATGTCTGGAAAAGGAAAGTGGACTGTACGTCAAAAGACCGACAACCCATCCCATCGTACAGTAATGTTCCAACCTGCAGGTAAAGCAGGTCTTGCTCCAAGCCATGTAAACCTTGATAATGATGAGCATCTAGAATCATTTAAAAAGACCTTAGGACACTAAATGCGTCATATATTCACATTGCTGAAAGAATCAGCTGCTAACGAAGAGAAGCTGACTCACCTTGAGCATGCAGAAGATCATGTACTTAATGCTGGTGCTGAAGGATATCAGCATGCAAAGAATACATTGAATGCAGTACATAAAACACTAACAGGTCAAAAGGGTGGTGCAGCTTTGTATGAAAAGATGGATGGAAGTCCTTCTATTGTATTTGGTCATCATCCAGCAACAGGTCAGTTCTTTGTTGCTACCAAATCAGCTTTCAACAAAGAGCCTAAGTTAAATTATGATTACGATGATGTTCAAAAGAATCATGGACATGCTCCAGGTCTTGTCAACAAGTTAAATCTTGCACTATATCATCTCCCAAAGGTAACTCCTAAGACAGGAATATTTCAGGGTGATGTAATGCATGCTGGTATCAACTCTGATACCAATCCACACGGTGATGTAAATACTAATGGTAAAGTTCATAGCTTTAAACCAAACCTAGTTGAGTATCATGCACCTGCTAATTCAGAAGAAGGTCAGAAAGTAGCTCAATCTCAATTTGGTATTGCAGTTCATACTGGGTACAAGGGTGGTAACTTTGAAACAATGAAAGCAGACTACGATCCTGATCTTTCACACTTTAATGAACATCCGGATGTGCATGTAATTAACAATAAGTTTGATTCGACGAAGGCAGATTACAACCCCGCTCGTCAGGCAGACTTTCAAGAACACATGGCTCAGGCAGATGAGCTTCATAGAAGTATGAAGCCAGAGGATTACAAGAAGGTGGAACCTCACCTAGATCATATTAAGACATATATTAACAAGACAGTTAGAGATGGCACTACTCCTAATGCTACTGATCTATATGATCATGTACAAAGTCAGCATCAAAAAGAAATAGCCAAGGTAAAGACGCAAGGAGCTATTGATCGTAAGACTCTGGCAATGAATAACCAACTTGGTACTCTTAGAGGTCACTCTGATACTATCGATAAAGTATTTCAAATTCATCATCACCTACAGCAGGCCAAGGATGTGCATAATCATGCTATGGCAGCTAGTCCTATGTTCAATACAACAATTAATGGCCAGCCTTCTAAACCAGAGGGATATGTTGCAGTAATAAATAATAGACCAACTAAGGTTGTTGATAGAGCAGAATTTAGTAGACAAAACTTTGCAGCGAGACAATAATGATCGGCTTTAAAGAATTTATATCAGAAGGTACTACGCAGAAGAAGTCTCTTCACATTTTTGACATTGACGATACATTAATGCACACTACGGCTCAGATCCATGTAAAAGATCCACAAGGTAAAGTAGTTAAGACTTTGAGTAATCAAGAGTTTAATAACCACAAACTTCCAAAAGGTCATAGCTATGACTTTGGTGAGTTTAGAAATGCTGAGAAGTTTAATAAAGAATCAAAGCCGATGCCAAATATGGTTAATCACCTAAAGAGAGTATCAGCTAATCCTCACAATCATGTTATCTTCAACACTGCACGTGCTAACTTTGATAATAAGAATAAATTCTTACATACATTTAAGAAGCATGGTATCAATATGAAGAACATCCATGTGATTAGAGCTGGTAATATAAATCAAGATACTTTACCTGCTGAGAAAAAAGCTAAAGTGATTCATGGTTATGTTGCCAAGCATAAGTATAAGGATGTTCATATGTACGATGATAGTAAAACAAACCTGCACTCCTTCTTAGGGTTGAAGGATCAGCATCCAAACACATCATTCCATGCTCACCATGTTGAGGGCGATGGAATATCAAAGACGACAAGCAGATGAAATCATTTATAAGTTTTCTATTAGAAGAAAAGGCTAAGTCCGCTGTTCTACTATTTGGTAGAATGAATCCTATCACCAGTGGTCATGAAGAGAATGTAAATGCTGCTCATGATCTTGCAACTAAACATAATGCTCAGCTTCACGTAGTAGCAAGTGGATCTCATGATGCCAAGAAGAATCCACTATCTCCAGAACAAAAACAAAAGCATCTACAACGTGCTTTTGGACATCTTGATAATACAACTATCTCTACAGCTTCTAAAGCACACCCTACTATTATGCATCATGCAGCAGAGATTGCTAAGACCGGTGCCAAGCATTTAGTGATTGCTGGTGGTAGTGATAGAGCAGAAGAGTATAAGACTTTACTCCATAAGTATAATGGAGTGAAAGGTAAGCCACATGGTGAGTATCATTTTGATTCAATTTCTGTAGCAAATACTGGTGAACGTAAAGCTGGTGTTAGTGGTACAGATATGCGTAACCATGCATCAGGTGGTAACTACGGTAAATTCAAAGCTGGTCTTCCAAGTAAGATCAAGAAGAACGAATCACACTCGAGAGAAATATACAAAGACGTTAGATCTGGAATGGGAGTTGAATAGTGGATTACAGTGAGTTAGTATCTATTAAAGATGATGAAATAGAAGGAATAAGAAACTGGCTCTGGATAACAGAGGATAGTGGAGCATGGGATGGTCCTAAATCTGACTGGGGACCACTCAAGCAAGGAATCCTTAATCATGTTAAGAAGTTTGAGGTTTGTATTCAAGCTGGTGGTAATTGTGGAATGTACCCAAGACTACTTTCTGATATGTTCAAACGAGTATATACATTCGAACCAGACCCACTTAACTTCCATTGTCTAGCTCACAATTGTCAAAAAGACAATATCTATAAGATCAATGCTGCACTCGGTGAGACTAATAAATTATTAAGTATGTATAGAAATGATATGAGAAACGTTGGTGCTCATAGAGTATCTGATAAAGGCGATACTTTTATCCCAACTTTTACGATTGACCAACTAGCACTAGAGCAGTGTGATTATATTAGTTTAGACTGTGAAGGATATGAACCAAATGTGATTGCTGGGGGAATGGATACTATTTCTCGATTTCTACCTGTAATTACGATGGAGACGGTTAGCAAAGAGATAAGTATGTTATTAGACCCTCTTGGTTATAAGAATATACAAGGACATTTCGGCCATGCCGACAAGCTGTTTGCAGTAGTGTAATTTATAAATAGTAAGTCCCGGCAGTAAGGCCTAGGTAAACCTGCGGAAGAAAACATGATTACATTTAAAGAATTCGGCGAGCAAGCCTTGCCACCACCCCCACCTCCAGCTGGAGTTGCGCCTGCGCAACCAGCTCCTCTTACTCCTGAGCAAATACAACAGCAGCAGCAACAATTGCGTGCTCAGCAGGGATTAGCTTCGTTGACTGGTAGCAGACTTGATAAAATTGTCGTTAATCCAGAAGAAAAACCAACGAAGTTTCAGACAGAACAAACTCTAATTGAACGCACTGTAAATCTTATTCAGCGTCGTAAGCGTGCTATGGCTCTAAGACGTAGAATGCCAAAGATGAAGATGAAGCGTAAGATTCTTAGAACTAGACTTGCATCGAACGAAAAGTTGAAGCAGAGAGCTATGAGAATGGCTAAACAGAATCTCAGAAGAAGGATTGCTGGTGCACGCGGTGTAAAATATAATTCGTTATCTGCTGCAGAAAAGATTAATATTGATAACCGTTTGAAGGGTCGTGAAGCTCAGATTAGAAACATGGCTCGTAGAATGATGCCAACAGTTAGAAAAGGTGAGCAGAAGAGATTGTATGCGGTTCAGACAGGTAGATCCACAAAAGGTGTATACAGTGCTGCGAGAAATATCAATTCAGAATATATTCCAATTTATAGTAATTTAATTGGTGAACAGCTTACCGTTGAAGATCTAAACAACTTCTTCTCAATGTATGAGGCCACTATTGGCCAAAACTTGAAGTCTATAGCAGGTGCTCCTTTCCGTGTAGCTGGTAACATAGCTAAGGCAGGATTGGCAGCTGGTGCTTTAGCTCATACCATGTCAACTCCCAGAGGAGCTCTTGGTTCTACGCTGATTGGCGCTGGACTTGCTGCTAAGAAACTATCAACAATAGGAAAACCTCCTGAATCAGATTCTAAGTCATCTGGTAGCACTAAAGCTCCGGAGCTATCTAAGAATCAAAAAGAACTTCAAAAGCAGGCTGTCATCCAGTCTAAACAAAAGACTGAGTTAGGAAAGATTTCAATAGCAAAAGCAAAGCAGTCTTTGAATCCAAAAGATCAACAGAAGGCTGATCAAGACAAAGCTAATGCTCTTGGTGACATCAAGAAGACTGTTAATCAGAAGATTGGTGACTTTAATAGAAAGAACAAAGGTAAGTCGCAGATAGCAACCTACACCAAAGTAGGTTCAATGCCAGCTAAGCAGACTCCTACTGCTAATACATCCTCTTCTATTATTATTCCTCAAACATACAAGACAAAGACTCCGAACGCAGCTACTACCATTGTATCTCATAGAGAATGGGATCACGGAGCATATTTACAAGAGAAGGCTAATACTGCTCTTGCTAAGAAAGCAGAAAAGTATGGAGTTACTTTTGAAGAAGTCAAAGATATTTTTGAACAAGGTCTAGCTGACTATGATGGTAGAAATAATGCCACAGCACATCAGTTTGCAATGCAGAGAGTTAACTCTCATTTAGCAGAAGCTGGACTGTGGGATAACATTCACGCTAAGCGTAAGCGTATTGCTCGTGGATCTGGTGAGAAGATGAGAAAGCCTGGTTCAGAAGGTGCTCCAACAAAACAAAACTTCATTGATGCTCAGGAAGCAGTACAACCAAAGTCACCACGTGATAAATTTAAAGATAGTTTAAAGAAACATGGGTACGATGCTGATAAAGGTGCTGACCGCTTACTTAATCTAATTGCTAAGCAGAAGAAGCAGCGTGAGGATCATGAAAAGAAGTACGGTCATCTGTATACAGAAGGTTCTGAACCTTCATTAGCAGATAAGATTGTTAATGCTGGTGCTGCAGCAAGAAAATCACTTGAATCAGCAGCAAATACTGTTGTAGCAGCCGCAGCTGATTATAGACCGTTTGATGAGAAGTCTTATCAGGATAGAGTAAAGACAAAGAAGCAAGCAACTGGTGTTAGAAAAGAGTCTGTTGATGAGAGTTTCATAGTTGATCGTGCGTCAGGTTATAGTGGAGTTTATACTGCAGCTGATTTAGGTATGAAGATACAAGGTGGGTTCCAGTTACATCCTTCTGTCATGGAAGAAGATGGTGCTGGTGATGAAGGCACAAATAAACTAACAAATAAATATAAAAAAGATACTCCAGGTGAAGCTGTTGAAGCGTTTGCAAGAATGTTACGTGCCAAAAGAAAGGCAAATAACCAATGCTAAGTTTTTTAGAGTTTATCACAGAAGCTGAGTTTCAAGGTAAGAAAGTACCTCTTAACAAGCCTATGGCTGGTGATGTTAAGAAGTCTAAAGTATTTGTTGATCCTGATGGAGATGGTAAGGCTCAGAAGGTAAACTTCGGAGATAAGAATCTTTCTATCAAGAAACATATACCTGCACGTCGCAAGAGCTTTAGAGCTCGTCATAATTGCGATACTGCATCTGATAAAACAACGCCAAGATATTGGTCATGTAAGGCATGGTAATGAGAGAACAATTAACAGAAAAGATGAAAGTTGTACTTGCTGATAGCTTTGCTTTCTATTTGAAAGCACATCAGTTTCATTGGAATGTAGAAGGTCCGGACTTTCCTCAGTACCATGAATTCCTTGGTAACCTATATGAAGAAGTCTACGGAGCAGTTGATAAGATTGCAGAAGAGATTAGAGCTCTTGGGGAATATGCTCCAGGATCATTTTCAAGATTTAAAGAATTATCAAGCATCGCCGATAGTACAGGTGCTCCATCAGCTGGAGAGATGTTTAATACGTTATCAGGTGATAATCAGATAGTGTTAGCCTCTCTAAGAGAAGCATACGAATTGGCAGAAGAATTTGATGAGATTGGACTTTCTAATTTCATACAAGATAGATATGACGCCCATAAGAAGCATGCATGGATGTTAAACTCTCTACTAAAGAGAAGACAATGAAAAAGTACGTTACACTAGAAAACAGAATTAGGGATGTTGTTCGCAAATCCAGGAAGGGTTTGTTTGAGCAGCGTAGTAAGATAGAGAAAGATCAATCAGATCAAATTGCTGCTGGCACCTATCGTACCAAGAATTTTGAAATGTGCCCAAAGGCACAGATGTTATTTGTAAACCTACCACGTGATGCTAATCCTGATTTGGCAGAGAAGATGGCTATTCTTCATGATCAGTTGTTTGGTATCAAAAAGCATACACTGGCTGCAGAACGATCAACAAGTGATGACTCGAAAGAAGCAAGTCAAATTGTTGAGAAGATTCGTATGCTAGGTGATCGGATTGGTGTTAGTGATAAACTCGGATACCTTGATGGCCACTTGGATGATATTAAATCATACGAACAATCTGACTCAGGACCAGTAGATAAGATAACACCAGAAATAATGAAGAGGTTACAAACACCCCCAACATCTCCAAATATTGGACCAAAGGATAGCGACATCGATAGCTCTAAGTTCGTCTTATCCAGAAATCTAAAAGCACAAAGAAAACTTAAAATTATCGATGCAGACTAACATTAATTAAAAAAGGAAATAAAATGAAGTCACTTTACGAATCAATCAAAAATATTATGGAAATGGGTAGTAGGGGAGCCCAAACTAGCTCTGATGATGTTGATGCTGAAGCCAGATCAAAGATGAGCGGTGCAGCTCAATCATGGCGTAGCTACTCACAGGGTAAACAAAATACTTTACCTAAGACTGTTTCGAAAGATAAGTGGAATTCTAAACATGATGTAACTCAAACAGCTCCTGTTGCAGTTCGTGATAATGGTGTTAAACCAGGTAACGAGAAGACTCCTGATTCTGATATTAAGCCTGTAGGTGACAAAGCTTCTCCAGCCTCAATACCTAAACCACGTACAACCAAAGCGCCTACTGCTGCCGCTACTACAGCTAAGAAACCTGAAACTCCAGCTGCTGCAGCTCCTACATCTAACGATGCTCCAAAGCCAGCAGCAATGGATGCTTCATCATTAGCAAAAGCTCAAGGTAAAGAAACAAGTGCAGAGCCGGATGACCGTGGAGCACGAGCAATGGCTTCGATGTCATCAAAACCAGACGCAGAACCAGATGATCGTGGAGCTCGAGCAATGGCTACACCATCGAAGAGAGCTTCAATTCTGCCTGCAGATACGATGGCTAAACAAATAGCAAGTACTCGTGATACAGTTAATAAAGCATTTGGCAATGACAATAGTGACGATGAAGAGTCCAAGCCACAAGCTGCTAAAGTAGAGACACCAAAAGCAGAAGAGCCAAAAGCTGAAACACCTAAGGCTAACGATAAAGACTACAGTACTGGTCGTCCTGCAGACAAAGAACTTGATACCAAATATGGTAAAGGTAATACAAGAACTGATACAGATGGTAGAACATATGTTCGTCAAAAAGGTGTGATGGGTGGTCCAGATACAGAGAATCGTTCATATGCTTCGGTTGGTGATTTTATCAATAAGATCAGAGGCAAAGGTAATGTTAACGGTAAAGTTACTGCAGAAGAATCTTATGTTAATAAGACCTTTGGTGTATCAAAAGATCTAGTTGCTGATATCATGGAAGTTATGAAGAAGAAAGAAGGTACTATTCCTCGTAATGATAAAGAGCAAGATCTGGCAGCACAGCATGGAGATCCAAAACGCATCACTCATGGTGATATTCTTGTTGCTCGTGGAGTAGTTAAAAGCAATAGCCCTGTTAAGATGGGTAAAAAGGCGATAGATGTTGAAGAAGAGATGTCTTCTAAGATGAAAATGAAACTTGGTCTCTACAACAAGAAAAAAACATCTGTTAAAGAGAATAAAGACACTCCAGGCAACAGCTACGAGCATCAATGTGCTATTCATGTAAAGAGTGAATCGTTTGGTGAAGGCCGTACTGTTACTACTCAACATGCTGATCCAGATCAAGATGGTCACATTGCTTGGTATGATGTCATGTTTGAACATGGTATTGAAAAGTATGTTCCAACAGCTGAACTAGAGATTCTTGTTTCCGAAATGCACATGCACTCCAAGCGTAAGAAGGCAGTTAATGAATTAAGAGATATTGAGATGGCAAGAGCTGCAGATGCTAAAATGAATGCACAGATAGCTAAAATGAGAGAAAGAGCTAGGCAGGGTCTTGGTTTCAATGTAGGTACAATCGACACTAAAACACCAGAACAAGCTGCTTTTGTTCAGGGTGACACATCAGGTGTATCTAATGCAGCCATGGCTTCTCAGTCTGAGAAGCCAGCTGCACCTGCTCCTGCAGCTAAACCAGCAGCTCCTGCAGCAACACCTGCTCCTGCACCAGCTCCAGTGGCCACTGCTAATAAGCCAATGGCTGCAGCTGTTCCAGCTCCAGCTCCAGCAGCTACTCCAGCTCCAGCTCCTGCTGGTGAGACTCCTGAAGAGAAGGCAAAGAAAGCTGCAGCAGCTAAACCGCTACAGAGATCAAATAGCTTTAGTGGTCAAGGTATGCAAGGGAGTGACTTCTAATGAAAACACTTAAACAAATACAGGAAGGGGTTGTAGCCTCTTCCGATTTTAAACTAAGTAGCAGTGGTAAACGCTACAAGGCTCATCGTAAACTCATGGGTGGTAATCCTTACGATGGTATCAAGGAAGCCATGGGATATGAGACAGAGAACAAAAAGCGTCTAAAGCAGATTGCAGCTACAGCAAAGAATGCTCAGACGAAGAGTTCAGAAACAAAACTACTTAGATTCACAGAAGCCAAAGATCCTAGAGAATATGACTACGAAGGTGACATGGCTAAGAGTCAGTTACGTTCTATCATGGCCAATGCTCAACAAGTCCATGACATGCTAAAAGATAATACCAACATGGCTGAATGGGTACAGAATAAAATTACTTTATCCGCTGACTATATTAGCACAGTGGCTGACTATATGCAGAGCGAAGTCAAGGAAGAAGTTGGTCTTGATGAAGCCCGTGGTCGTCCTAAGAAGATGTCTATTCGTAGTAATGATGATTCCGAAGATCATGAAGAGCACGGTGAGGATAACGGTATGGAAGCGGATCAACATATTCACGTCCAGTTAAAGAAAGCGTCTGATTCGGATATGAAACCATTCCATGTAACATTCAAGAATGGTAAGAAGCATCCAGTGCCTCAGCATGTTGCAAAGACTATTCTCAGTGCTACAGATAGATTGAAACCAGAGCATAGAATGAATGTCCATGATGAGATTCATAAGTCACATGAGAATCTTATGGCTGTTCACAAGATGATTACAGGAAAGTAATGGGAATTTCAGCTGCCAATATCATTATACAGGGTGATCCCGTAGTAAGAGATCCTGATGGTGAACCTGTCCGTACCATGGAAGATATACGATCCATGGCTAGGCAGCAGGCTATGAAGAAGATAAGAGTAGTTGATGAACCATTAATTGAACATAGACATTCTGCTTTTCATGCTGATATGCTACATTCTAACAAAGATAAATAACTATAACAACGTAAATCAAGGAGTACAAAAATGCCTTTATGGGGAAACACAGACGCTGCAGGAAACTCGGTAATTTCTGCTGCTGGTCAATTTAAACTAGCACCAAACACTGCTAATAGAACAGCTTTATTTGGTAATACAACAGCCGATGCATTTATTGCTGGCCAGATTGTTGGACAGTATGGTGTCGATACGACAGAGATGAGTGTTAGTGCTGGTCCAATTATCTCTGGTACTTTAACCTTCGCAGGTTCAGGATATAGTGGTAATGCAGCTGTTACATTCTCAGGAAATAACACTGGTGCCGATGCGGCTGCTAATACAACTGCTGATGCAACTGGTAGAATCACAGCATTTACAGTAACAGCTAACGGAACAGGCTACACTGCTTCTCCAATCGCTTCTATTGCTGCTCCAGCTGCGCAGACATTTGCAGGTAATACATCAGCAGTCACAGTTGGTAACTCAACAGTAAATGGTTTTATATCATTAGGTTCTAACAGAGCATTCTTTGTTAATAATGACATCGTAACTTACACTGTTGCAGCCGCTAATACAGCTATTGGTGGTCTTGCTAGCGGAACCCAATACTTTGTAATCACTGCTAACTCAACAGCAATCCAATTAGCTACTACATCTGGTGGTCCTGCTATTAACTTGACATCCGCTGCAGCAACTGCCCAAGCTGGTCACTCGATCACTGGTCAGACAGCAACAGCAGTTGTAGTTGTTGGTGGTGCAAAGAATAGAGGTGTTACACATGCTGGTTGGAATATTAGAACAGAAGGTACTGGTGGTCGTGCTGGACGTGTTCAATATGAAACATTAGTAGCTATGGGTTCAATCACTAGCGATGCATCCGATGATGCTTACTTACCAGACGCATAATAAAATATGAGTAATAGAGCCAAGAAGATCAGCGAGTTAACAACCGCTAATACTATAAACAATAGTGATTTCTTCGTCCTTGTTGCTAACGTTGCAGGTACGTTGACAACAAGGAAGTTGACTGTCAGTACGTTTAGAGATACGGTTACCTTTCCTGACTATGCTAATACAACGTATGCAGGTATCGTCAAGATTGGAAGTCAGCTTGCTATCACTGTAGATGGTGTTCTTAGTGCTAATATTAGAGCAGCTAACACATCATCATTTGGTACTATTAAAGTTGGTAGTCAACTTGCAATTGATCAGAATGGCTTCTTAGTAGCTAATATAGTAGCTGCATCAAACTCTACAGCTGGTATCATTGCTGTAGGTAATAATCTTACCATTAATGCTACTGGATATCTCAGTGCCAATGTATTTATTGCTAATACAACAGTCCTTGGTAAGGTTGGTGTTGGTGATCAGTTATCTATTAATGCTACAGGATTCCTGAGCGCAAATCTCAGATATGCCAATACAACATCAGAAGGTATTGTTAAAGTTGGCAATAACATGACTATCAATGCTAGTGGTCATTTAAGTGCTACTCTCCCGATTGCAACTTTTAACTCAGCAGGTAGTATTATAGTCGGTAATACAATGGCTATTGCAAATGGAATACTTAATGTTAATACTAACTTTGCTAACACAACAGCTCCTGGTATTATAATAGTTGGTGACCAACTTGCAATGAGTAACACCACATTCCAGCTTAGTGCAAATATTAGAACTGCTAATACAACATCAGCTGGTATTATTAAAGTAGGTAATGAGCTTACCATTAATGCTACAGGTTTCCTTAATACTGATATCGCTAATGCATCTGTTGGATCAGCAAGACAGTTAATTAGTAATGGATTTACAGTAAGTTTATCCCAAGCTAATGGTAGAGTTACTGTACCTAGTGACATATATCTTCCTGGTACAAATACACATATACAATCAATAAACAATACATCAGTTGAATTATACTCTGGTGGTGTTGTTGAGATTAAGGCAGAAGATTTAAGTGCAGCACTACACTCAAGTATTGTAGGTGTTAGAACCAATAACAGTGCTTATGTTAGTGTTAAGTCTGCGGACTTTGGAACTGTAGACTGGAAGTTTGATCGATCAGGTACTACAACCTTCCCAGCAAATACTATTGTTATTCCAAGTACTGCTACTGCTATTTCAATTGGTAATAGTACGGTTAATACAACAGTCAATACAACTTCTGTATCTACCAGATCAAATACCGGTATATCAATATCATGGTCTAATAGTACAGTAAATAACTCTGTATCTGTATCCAATACTAACTTAATAGTTACTGTTGGAGCATCACAGTGGACATTTAGAGCAAATGGTTCTATCCTGTTCCCTGATAACATGGTACAGAACACAGCATTTATGTATAGAACTACTCCTCCTTCTGCACCAGATGCAGTAGGTATCAAAGGAGAATTTGCTATCGACAATGATTACTTGTATGTCTGCGCCGGTGATGGTGCTTGGAAGAGAATATCGTACGACGCTTGGACATAACCAATATGCAATATGATGATTTGACTGAGCACAACGCTCTAATTTATGCTGCGAAACATTATGATAACCCTCACTTTTTTGATACGATTGAATTCTACGAAGATCTAAGTAGATTCAAATACTTGAAGAAGTTATTTGGAAGATATGATGAGTCGGGTGATATCAACGAACGTCTTGTTCTTAATCATCTGACAGTTATATACAATGTATTTGGTGTTGAAGCAGCCACAAGATTACTATTCCTTAAAATGAATAATTACAGCTCATACTTGAAGCCGTTTTTATTATTCTTGAGCTATTGTCCAGAAGTAGTATATAATGTTCAGGGCTCCAATATAAAGACTTCCGAAATATTAATGGATAGTAACATAGTAGATAAGCTGAGAAAAATAGATGACCAAACCAAACAATAATCAAATTCCCACGAATATTAAGAATGTCCCATCGATGACAAGAAATCCGATGGTCGATATGTTCTTGACATACCAATTCCTGAAAAGAATCAATACCCCTTTCAAAGAGTGGGATGCATACAAGCTCGGTATCATCGATAAGAATGGTAAGGTCTTAAAGAAGAAGAAAGACCTCAAAGATGATAACGAAAGAGCAGCATGGGGATACTTTGATATACTCACAACAAATTTAAAGAAGATACTAGCGAAGGTCCCATCAGGTGATACTAGATTCGCTTCTGGGGTTGCTTCTTACTTAATGATGAAAGAAAATAAGAGTGAAGCACTCCTTAACGAAGTATACTTTGAAGTTAAGTTCATGCAACTCTATGAAGAGATTGCTGGTTTGAATTCTGGAGATGCTCTCCCTACTAATAATATGGGTTCAGGTGATGTAGATGGATTTGATCCTATACTAATTAAAACACCCAAGATGTTGAGAAGAAAGAAGCCTAATGTGGTTACTTAACTTTCTACCTGGGTGGTTCTTTAGTGCAACATTCTTACTAGGCCTCGCAGGCCTAGTTTTGTCTTTCTTCCTCAAATTCCTACCTTTCTTCGGACAATATGTCCTTCCCATTAGAGTTATATTCACTCTGATACTTGTTGGATCAACCTGGATGCTTGGTGGTGCCGCTAATGAAGAGAAGTGGTTAGCAAGAGTCGCAGAGTTGGAGAAAAAGATTGCAGAGTCAGAAGTCAAGTCAGAAAAAGTTAACGTCAAGTTAGTAACAAAGATAGTTACCAAAGAAAAAGTAATCAGAGAAAAAGCAGATACTATTGTTCAGTATATTGATAGAGAAGTAGTCAAGTATGATACTAAGTGTGAGATTCCAAAAGAGTTTGTGAAAGCAGTGAATGATGCTGCAGGAGAATCAAAATGAGAGCGCTAGTATTGTTGTTACTATTAGTTGGATGTGCTCAGCCAGTTCCTGTTGCAAGAAAGTTCCCATCTGTTCCTGATATAATGAAAACAAAGTGTGTTCAGTTAAACCAGTTACCAGAAGATACAAAGCTAAGTGATGTTGCTAGGAATGTTAGTAGCAACTACGCACTCTATCATGAGTGTTCGCTAAAAGTTGAGTCATGGGTTGAATGGTATGATGAACAAAAGAAAATATTTGAAAGTGTAAAATAACCAATTTAAGCGCAAACAAATAATATGATCAAGATTAAAATTTTATCTTCTGAACTAACATTAAGTAATAATGGTGGATCAACTGTCAATAATGCAACAGTTGTTAGAGTGCTTCACGTTGGGGGTGGAGGTTTACATCACCTACTCACTATAACTGATTCGTCTAATGCAACTATTGGTACAATGACTATTGCTCCTGGCGTTCCAGAATACATAGAGAAAAAATCATCTGATAAAATATTCGTAGATACTGGTAGTGATGTACTAGCTACCCATGTTGCGTTTAGATAATAAATAAAAAAAATACACACCTTGGTACCGTATAATAAGGAAAATAAAAATGGCGGCCGACAACATAATCGACATTGTAATTAATCAAAAAGCTAGCTTTGAAGTAACGCTGACTGTTAAGGATGGAGCATCTGCTCTTAACCTCACTGGTTATACTACAGCAGCTAAACTAAAAAATGATTTCAATACTCCAGATGCTCAAGCTATATCCTTTACATCATCAGTAACTAATGCAGCAGCAGGCCAGATAAAGATATCACTTAGTCCAGATCAGACTGCCAATTTAAGTTTACAAAGATATTTTTATGATGTGACTATAACCTCTGGAGCAGGATTTAAAACTCGTATTGCAGAAGGTACTGTCAAAGTCAGTGGCGGGGTAAGTTAATGGGTACAATAACAACAACTCTTGAGTCTGGTGATAGCGCCTTTGTTGGTGCTATATCAAGTAGTAGTGAATACACTATAGAAGTTAACAGTGGCGTGCAAGGAGCTAATATTGGTAACTTTGTTTTTACCAATTCAGCTTTTTCTAATACAACATTGACACTGGCATTGTCAAATAGTGCTATGGTACTGACACCAGGCGGCGGTTACTATACAAGGCTTGAAGCAAATGGAAGTATAACATTACCAGGTAGTATAAAATTTACAGATAACACTGTGCAAAACACAGCGTGGACTGGTGTTGCTGCTCCATATGCTTGGACAAACACTCAATCATTTTCTAACTCAGTCACATTCAGTGGTAGTGCTGTTATTCCTTCTTCTAACACATTAGGAACAGCTCTTGGTTCTTCAACTCAGCGTTGGGTGTTGATTGCTAACACTGGGACATTTAGTGGAGCAGTATCAGGCATTACTACTCTAGCAGCTGGTAACACAACTATTACTGGGTTTGCAAACGTCACCTCTACTATTCAAGGTGGTTCTACTTTAATAATTGCCGGAGCAGCCTCTGGCATTACTACTCTAGCAGCTGGTAACACAACTATCACTGGTTTTGCCAATGTGTCATCTACTTTGCAAGTAACTGGAGATACAACACTATCAGCTAACTTAACTGTCAGTGGTAACGTATCTGGTAACACAGCCGGTTTTGCAATTGGTTATAGAGATGTACCACAGAACTTTACTAACACCTCATTCACATTAGCATTGACTGATGCAGGTAAACATATACTCACCCAGAACTCAGGTTCGTCTACTCAAACGGTTACTATTCCACCAAACGGTACAGTAGCATTCCAAACAGGAGCAGCTATTACAATTGTGGTTCAATCAACTGGTACAGTAGCAGTAGCAAACGGTGCAGGTGTAACAATATATCTTGCTGGTAACAGTACAGCTAAGTCTACAGTGACTCTCAATTCATATAGTATGACTACCCTTTTGAAGATCGGTACAGATACTTGGATGGTTAGCGGTACTGGAGTTACTTGATGGGTGGCATTATACAAACTTTGAGAGGAAGCTATAGAGCTAGTAGTGTTACAGCTAATGGATCATCAGAAATCGTAACTTCAGGTTTGCAATTCAATTTACAAACTGCACCAACATCTGGAACTACATGGACTGATTCTAGTGGTAATAGTCGTAATGCAACACTTATAGGTTCTCCATCATATGTATCAAACAATGGTGGTGGCATAAGACTAAACAATCAGAATAATTATGAAGGTACGGATTATATTAGTGTTCCTTACAATATTGCTTCAAATACTGTAACAGTTGAAGTGGTTGCTTCATTTAATCCAACATCAACTTGGGGAGTTGTTTGGGGTAATGAATTTTATGATACTAACCGTGGATACCTAGCATATGTGAATACTACATACGGAGAACTTGTTATAACAGAGATGACTTATGGTATCCCTAATAGTGAAACCGCAGTAACTATAACCGAAAGTAATGCAATAAGACATTGGATTTTTGTTATCAATGGTACACAAGCTAGTCTATTTTTAAATGGTTCACAAGTTGGAACAACTAATACTATTGGTAATCAAACGCTCTTTTCGACAAGTGAGTTTTATTTTGGGGCAAGGCATTTAAATGAAGGTGCAGGCCCGACGGATTATATGAACAACTCAAATTCCGCACTATATCCAGTTTTTTATCAGATGCGTGTGTATAATAAAGTATTATCTGGTGCTGAGATAACTCAGAATTACAATGCAGTTAAAGATACTTACGGAATTTAAATGTTTTTTGATACATTTATTTTGGCTACTAATAAATAAATTAGAACAGAATACACACCTTAGGACCGTTAATCTTTAAGAGTGTATAAGGAGGCCCCTGCCTACTACATCAACATTACAATTGTTGAGGACATAAGTGGGGCATCACTAACTATAAAAATAAAAAAGGTGAAATATGGAACTGACAAAACAACAGCTTAAACAGCTGCTACCTAAGAATCCGTACATCGATCACTGGCACGAAGCCCTTGCTCAACTGTTACCGGATTACGATATCAATACTCCGCAGCGCATTGCTGCTTTCATCGCTCAGTGTGCTCATGAGTCTGGTGAGTTCATGAAGATCAAGGAAAACTTGAACTACAAAGCTACTTCGCTAAGAGCTCTGTTTGGTAAGTACTTTCCAAATGATGAACTAGCTATGGCTTATGCATCTAAACCAAATAAACAAGAAGCTATTGCCAACCGAATCTACGCTAGCCGTATGGGTAACGGAGATGAGAAGAGTGGTGATGGATATCGCTACTGCGGTCGTGGTCTAATCCAATTGACCGGTAAATCAAACTATCAAAATTTTGCTGATAGTCTTGAGATGAGTGTTGAAGATGTACCAGAATATCTGGCAACATTTGAAGGTGCAGCACAGTCTGCTTGCTGGTTCTGGGAATCAAACAATCTAAACCGTTTTGCTGATAAGGGTGACATTAAAGGTCTAACAAAAGCTATCAATGGTGGCTATATTGGTTTAGAAGATCGTATCAAGCACTATGAGCATGCATTGCATGTGTTAGGAGTGTAAATGAAAAGCGATAGAAAGTTATTTAAGTGGTTAGGACTATTGATCGCACTTCCACTTGCTCTTGCTTACTTTGGCGGAGATAGATTCCGTTATCCATGCCAAGATCCTACAAACTGGGATAAAGACTTCTGCAAGATGCCTATTTGTGATGTAACAAGAACGTGTCCTGAACATATATTCAAGGGTCAAAGAGATCCAAGACTAGGACCACTAAAACCTGGTGAAGTTGCTCCAAGCAATACACCAATAAACCTATCACAACCACCAAAGGGAGGCGATTGTGGAAAATAACGAAATCATGTATACTGAAGAACAATTGATGGCTCGACTGAAGTTCTTTATCGGTATCTGCTTAGCACTAACATTAACTGGTATTGTATTTGTAGTATTATACTCTATTATCTTTGTAACTCAACCACTGAACGCTATCAGTCCTATTGATCAAAAGTTCTTTGAGTTAATCATTCCCATTGCAACATTCTTGACTGGTACTTTATCAGGTATCATGTTGGCTGGTAATGATAAGGATCTAAGAGCAAAGGCACTAGACGCAGCAAATAAACCTTATACACCACCTCCTGCACCAGCTCCTGTTAAGGAAACTACTTCTGCTGGTGGATTTGGTACAAGTATAAATATACCTACAGTATCAGTAGCACCTGCAGCAATCACGGCTGGGTTTGGCGGTAAGAAGGCTCCACCACCAGCTCCGGAACCAGAAATCTGAGGAGAGACCATGAAAAAAGAGATATTTATATTATCGATGATTCTTTTTCTTTTATTTGCACCACTGACTAAAGCAGCTTTTGCTGGTGGTGAGATTAAAGAAGTTTGTCGTGAAGAGCAAAAGAACGGTAAAACAGTAAAAGTCTGTAAAAAAGTTAAAGTGCACAAGAAGTTAGAAGGCACTGAATTTCCAGATAAGAAGAAATAAAATGTCCATGGAACTCTTCGACACCCAATCAAGGATAGCAATCTTGGAACACGAAGTCAAAAACGTTTCTGAAATGATGAAAGAGCTCCGTAAGGAGCAAAAGGAACAGCACGAGGCTATGATGCAGCGTATTGACTCTATAGACAAGAGAATCGATATCCTTGAGAAATGGCGCTACATGGTTATTGGTGGCGCCCTCGTCGTAGGGTACCTAGCTGCACATTTTGGACCAATTGCACACGCTATTGGTTGACTTATATGATGTAAGCGTATATAATCCCTTTGTTACTAAGAGGGATTCAATATGCAACCAATTGACTACAAGTATATCGGACTAATCTCATCCCAGCTTCCTCTATTCAAGAGGAAGACCGATGGGACCTACAACTGCCGCTGCGTTCTATGCGGAGACTCCAAAACAGATAAAAGAAAAGCAAGAGCGTTCATCCTAACCACTAGGAATAATCAAGTAACGTATTATTGCCATAACTGTCATGCTTCCCTGAGTCTTGCTAACTTTATAAAAGAAGTTGATCCTACCCTCTTTGATGAGTATCAAAAAGAGAAACTAGCTGAAAAATATTCTTCACAGCAAGTAGGAATAACCGCAAGGGAACGTGACATCTCCCGAGTAAGATTCCCTAAATACCTCCGCGAAGAAGCATTTAAAAAGCTAAAGAAGATATCTTCTTTACCTTATAACACTCCAGCTAAAGTGTACGTTGATTCGCGAAAGATTCCAACTAAGCACCATCATAAGCTATTCCTTTGTATCAAGTTTAAAGAGTGGGTTAACACGATTATACCCGATAAATTTGAGTCTACAGATATTGATGAGCCTAGGTTAATCATACCGTTCATTGATATGGATGGATCTTTGATTGGGTTTACTGGACGTGCATTTGGTAATTCAAAGTTGAGATACATAACGATACACGTTGACACTGAGAAGCCGCTGCTATTTGGTCTTGATAGTATTGATAAAACTCAAAAGATTTATGTAACAGAAGGACCTATTGACTCGCTGTTTTTACCGAACGCTCTGGCAATGGGATCCTCTAATAACCTGAACGGTCTGAAGCAGTTTATTAATGACCCTTCTAAATTTGTTATTGTTCTTGATAATGAACCAAAGAATAAAGATATTTGTTCTATCGTTGAAAAATCAATAGAGCTGGGGTACAATGTTTGCATATGGCCTCAATCTATAGTCCCAAAAGATATTAATGAGCTTGTATTATCTGGTATGAAGCCAGAAGATGTTAAACTACTCATTGATTGTAATACAGCTTCTGGTTTAGAAGCTAAACTTAAATTGAGTCATTGGAAGAAATGCTAGATATAGAAAAGAAAGCTAAAAGGTATCTAACAGCCATGGATAGAATGATCATGGGATGTGACACAGAAGATGAACTCAGAATGCTAGCATGTGCAATGATGACGTCAGCAATTACTATACTAGATCAGCAGATCGGGTCTCGTGGTACTAAGAAGCTAATGGAGCACACAATGGAGGCAAGACATGGGGCAGACACTAAATGAAGATGAAGAACTTGATCCAACAAAAGCCAAGCACCAACAACGGCTACAGCAAAAAGAAAACCATATAAACAAGCAGTACAAGCTAGCTAAGACGTTTAAATACGAGAAGTATATTAAACAGCCTCATAGACTAGCAAAGCACAATACATTTGATTGTGGTAAGGCAGGATGTATGCTTTGTGGTAATCCAAGGCGTACACATAAGATGAAGACAATACAAGAATTGAAGTTTGAACAAACTGGACAATGGATAGAAGATGAAAGTAAAATTGATAAGCCACTCTCAACCGAGTAATCCTTATGTTGGAGAAGAAGAGAATTCAAGTATCCAAGATCTCATCGCATTCTGTGCAAGAGTATCGAATCCAGGAAACCAGTCGAATAAAGAAACTGCAGAGCGACTTATTAGATACCTCGCGAAGCATAGACACTGGTCTCCATTCGAGATGGTCTCAGCCTGCGTCGAAATTGAGACCACAAGAGATATCGCAAGACAAATACTTCGCCACAGGTCTTTTTCCTTTCAGGAATTTAGTCAACGATATGCTGACCCGGTTAAAGAGTTGGAATTCGAAACAAGACAAGCTAGACTACAAGATGAACGAAACAGACAGAACTCATTTGAAGTTGGAGACACACCAGAACAAAGAGAGCTTAATCGTATATGGCATGAAAAACAACGAACTTGTATTAGAGAAGCTAGAGAAACATACCAGTGGGCTATCAATAACGGTATAGCCAAGGAGCAAGCAAGGGCAGTGTTACCAGAAGGTCTCACTGTCTCCCGCCTTTACATGAGCGGTACAATAAGATCATGGTTGCATTATATTGAACTACGTAGCGCAAATGGAACACAGAAAGAACACATGGAAATAGCTCACGCATGCGCTGGTGAGATAGCCACCATATTTCCAATGATAAAAGAATTTATTCAACAATAATAACAAAGAGGTAATGTATCAATGTATTCAATTAAGATAGACACAAGTAGAGATAGTTTGTTTGACGAACACGGATTAAAAAGATTAAAAGAGTCGTATATGCTAGACTCAGAAACATCACCACAAGAGAGGTTTGCATTTGTATCAAGTACGTTTGCATCAAATCAAGATCACGCACAACGATTATATGACTACTCATCTAAACACTGGTTGTCTTACTCTACTCCCATCCTTTCATTTGGAAGAACACAAAAGGGTCTACCTATATCCTGTTTTCTTAATTACATACATGATAGCTCAGCTGGTCTTGTTGATAACCTCTCAGAAACAAATTGGCTCTCAATGCTTGGAGGTGGTGTAGGTGTTGGATTTGGTATTCGCTCTGCTGATGATAAGTCTACTGGTGTCATGCCTCACCTTAGGATCTATGATGCTAGTAGCCTTGCTTATCGTCAAGGTCGTACTCGTCGCGGTAGTTATGCTGCTTACCTTGATATTGATCATCCCGATATATCTATGTTTCTGGATATGCGTAAGCCTACTGGGGATCCTAATATGAGAGCATTGAACTTACATCACGGACTCAATGTTAGTGATAAGTTCATGCACCTGATTGAAGCGTGTATGATTGATCCTAACAAGGATGATAGTTGGGAACTGGTTGATCCACACGACGGTAAGGTTCGCGAAGTAGTATCTGCAAGAGCTTTGTGGCAACATATTCTGGAACTTAGAATGCAGACTGGTGAACCATACTTACATTTTATTGATACAAGTAACAAACATCTTCCAAAGCACTTGAAAGATAAGGGACTAAAGGTTAGACAATCTAATCTATGTTCTGAGATTATTTTACCAACCGATAAAGACAGAACAGCTGTATGCTGTCTGTCGTCAGTTAACTTGGAGTATTATGATGATTGGAAAGATAATGAACTTTTTCTACGGGACATCGCGGAGATGCTTGATAACGTACTGCAGTACTTTATTGACAACGCTCCTCATGGTGTCGCAAGAGCCGTATACTCTGCTAGCCAAGAGCGCAGCATTGGTGTGGGCGCTCTTGGTTATCACGCTTATCTACAGAAGAATAATCTACCTTGGGAATCTTCCATGGCGGTAGGTCGTAATAAACAAATGTTTAAACACATAAGGAGTAAACTCAATGAAGCTAATCTCCAACTTGGACAAGAACGTGGTGAAGCGCCGGATGCTACAGGTACTGGTTTTCGCTTCAGCCATCTCATGGCTATTGCACCCAATGCTAGCAGTTCTATCATCATGGGTAACACTTCTCCTAGTATTGAGCCATTTCGAGCAAATGCATACAGACAAGATACGTTATCAGGCTCTTCGCTCAACAAGAACAAACACTTAGATAGAATTATTAAACAGGCATGTGACCTTGATAAGGAATTAGATAGCGATGAAATATGGTCAAGTATTATTGCAAATGACGGTTCCGTCCAGCATCTGGAATGGATGGATGAATGGACCAAGGATGTCTTCAAGACAAGTATGGAGATTGACCAACGTTGGTTGGTACAGCATGCTGCAGATCGACAAGAGTACATAGATCAAGCTCAGTCTCTCAATCTGTTCTTTAGACCAGATGTAAATGTTAAGTATCTACACGCAGTACACTTCCAAGCATGGAAGCAAGGATTAAAGAGTTTATATTATTGTCGTTCAGAAAAGATCGGTAAGGCTGACAAGGTATCTAAGAAGATTGAGCGTCAGGTTATCGAGGAGATTGATCTAATAGCATTAGCAACCGAAGATGTCTGTCTTGCGTGTGAGGGATAGAATGAAACGTAAGATAGCTCTTTTTTTGCATCACCCCAGATGTTCCATACAATGTGGTAATGGTATAATTGAAGCTCTGTCTGACGAATACACGTTTAAAATATTTACCAAACATAAAGTAGAAAAAGACTTCTTTGATGATGTTGATATTGTTGCCTTTCCTGGAGGAGAAGGAGATTCAGAATCATGGCATCAACTGTTCAACAATAACGGAACAAAGATATATGATTTTCTGAATAATGGTGGTAAGTATCTTGGTATTTGTATGGGTGCATACTGGGCAGGATCACACTACTTCAATATTTTAGAAGACGTGGATGCTGTCCAGTATATAATACGACCTAATGCAGATACGAAACGACCACATGCAAAGGCTATGCCAATAACATGGAAAGGCGAAGCACATAAGATGTTTTTCTTTGACGGTTGTGCATTAGCTGGAGATGAGACTAAATTTGAAACTATTGCAAGATATAGTAATGGCGATCCAATGGCTATCATACAAAAGAACATTGGAATAATAGGGTGTCATCCTGAGAGTACACCTATATGGTACACATATCATAGTTGGATGAAGGATCACTATCATGGAGGTGTACAGCATAAACTACTATTAGACTTTGTAAACGAGTTGATGGAGAAATAGAATGGCTGAAATGTTATTATACGGCTTCGTTAGTGCCTTTGGTTGGTGGGGTGCAAATTATTTTATTATTGAACCTGTATTTGAAAAACCAGCAACTATGGAAAAGAAGGTAGATAAACAAGTTTGTACGGCTTGGGAGGAAGTTAAAAATCCAGATGGTACAGTGACTAGAACACGTACCTGTGAAAAGTGATATCAATCATGGCTGATATAATCAACTTCCCCACACCTCCTAAAAAGGAAGAGACTGATGTTGAGATAGAGATACAGAGAAGTAGACTGATGACTCTATACGCAACTATGGAGCACACACTTAAAGAAATAAACTATACTAAACAAGTAATCCTAATGTTAGAGAAGGGTAGTAGAGCATGAATAGAAGACCTCTACATTTTGTAACAAGGGAAAAGGAGTGGGAACTTATTCAACGATTAGAAACTATTGTTGACTCCTCATCCTTTGATCCTAGTGATACAGCTGTTATAATGGCATCACCCGACTACTCAGCAACCGTAGCAATGCATCTTGCTCACGCGTGGTCAAGAGATGGAGACGCACTTAGTATTATACCTGTGGATGTAACATATCCAGATGAAGACTCTCAATACTATATTGACAAGATGAGATCTCAATATATAGACATCACTAAGTTTAAAAAGCTGATACTAGTTGAAGCATGTATTATTCGAGGTGGTAATTGGGAGTGGATGCTAAACGTATTACAAGACGACTTCAGATACAATAGGAAAGATATAACACTAGTAACAATGGTTGAGAATATTAATTCAAGAGTTAAGTCTGACTATGTTGCTGAGTACTATGATGATGATAAGCAAGAAAATATGTTTTACTACGAAAAATATAACAAACACTGGCCAATAAGGTAAAAAAAGCAGATGATTAAGCAACAAAAACTAAAACTGACAGATGAACGTAACTTCTTTAAACCGTTTCACTATCCTTGGGCATATGATGCTTGGCTAAAGCATGAGCAGTCTCACTGGATGCATACAGAAGTACCAATGATAGAAGATGTAAAGGATTGGAAGAATAAACTAAACGATAATGAGAAACATTTCTTAACAAACATCTTACGATTCTTTACACAAGGTGACGTAGATGTAGCTGGTGGATATGTTAACAACTATCTACCATACTTTCCTCAACCAGAGGTTAGAATGATGTTGATGGGTTTTGCAGCAAGAGAAGCATTACACGTTGCTGCTTACAGTCATTTGATTGAGACTCTTGGCATGCCAGAGTCTACGTATAATGAGTTCTTTCAGTATGATGAGATGAGAGCAAAGCACGACTACTTCTTATCTATAGCTGGTCAGGATGCATCTACAATTGCACAACAGATTGCAGCGTTTAGTGCCTTTACAGAAGGTATGCAGTTGTTTAGTTCGTTTATCATGCTACTTAACTTTCCGCGTCATGGAAAGATGAAGGGGATGGGTCAGATCATCACTTGGTCCATCGTAGATGAAACACAACACGCAGAGTCCATGATTAGACTATTTCGGACCTATGTGGAAGAGAATAGGGATATATGGAAAGATGAACTTAAATCAGAAATTTATTCAATTGCAGAAAAGATGGTCGAGCTTGAAGATAAGTTTATTGACTTATCTTTCTCAATGGGTGCAATGGAAGGTCTTAGTTCCGATGATGTTAAGCGTTATATTCGTTACATCTGCGATCGTCGCCTTATTTCGTTGGGCTTGAAAGGTATCTTTAAAGTAAAGAAGAATCCATTACCATGGGTCGAGGAAATGATTAATGCACCAACGCATACTAACTTCTTTGAGAATAGAGCAACTGACTATGCTAAAGGAGCACTGAGTGGTACATGGGATGATGTTTGGGCTAAGGATTAATTGTGCAACATTATCGTAACATTGTATACAACTTGATGGTAGCACATATTCTACTCATTGTAGGTTTGTATTATATGTGGGATCCATCATGGCTGTTATATACGGTTATTGCAACCAATGTACTTGGTATTGTGGGTTTAGAAGTATACCTCCATCGATATATTACTCATCAGTCGTTTAAGATGAATCGTACTGTGGAGGTGTTTCTTCACTTTTTGACAATGTTTAATCTACAAGGCTCATACACATTATGGGCGTCTGTACATAGCACACATCACAAATATTCCGATACAGAAAAGGACCCACACCCATCATACGATTTCTTAGGTACATGGTTATGGTTAGGACCGTTCAAAAAAGGTCATAGTATCAAACCTGATGTAAAGACTATCAGAAGATGTGCTGATAACAAGTTGATGCAATTTACTGATAAGTACTTCTTCTTAATTTACTGGACGTCATTAGCTGTCGTTTCATTAATAAGTCTGAAGTTTGTTGTGTATGTACTTTTACTATCAGCCGTACTCAACTTCCATCTTATTAGTATTTTTACCAATATAATAGCTCATAGGTATGGATATGTTGATCACGCTACTGGAGATAACTCACGCAACTCCTTGTGGTTGGTACCTTTGGCTGGAAGTCCTTTCCACAACACTCACCACGCGTATCCAGGATATTATACCTGTAGTAAGAAATGGTACGAGGTAGATCCTGCAGGTTTAATTATTAAGTATATAATATCATCGGAACCAGTCAAGGAAATTCCAAAATAACTATATACTTACTCCAACAAGGAGTATAAAAATGAGACAACTATTAATAGCTATTGCATTATTCGTTTCAACTTCGGTACTTGCAGAAAACAACTTTGATATTGATATAATCAAAGATAAAGATGGTAAGCCTGCTATTATTTACAACCAGAGTGATTGGAAGTTAATAACAAAAACAGCAAACTATGATGTGTATGTTCCTGTGGAGTTATTAAAGGATAAGAGTAAGAGAGTTCATACATTCCACGGAATGTCTATTTTTCACAAAGAACAAACATACTCCTATATGGCTGGAGGAGTAAAGAAGATGTATTCTTATGGTATATTGAATTGCGACACAGCAGAATTGTATCTAATGGGCGACTTCTATGCTAGTAGTAAGGAAGTTGTTTTATTTCACCAGACTCATGATTGGGGAACATATATAACTAACATGAATGTTCCTAATACATCAAGGAACGAAGTTTATAATGCAGTATGTAAAGATTCAATTTAGGAGAGAGTATGATTGGGGACGAGATTAATCCTAAGGTTTGCAGAACCTGTGATTCCGAATTCCAGGTAGATGGTTTCAATATAGATGAAGAAATTACCTTTTGTCCTTATTGTGGTTCTGTAATGGACACAGACCTTGACGAAGAGTTTTATGATGATGATAATCTTTAATGGACTGGGTTTATCAGCAGCAAGTCCTGTCAGAGATACCGGAAGGATATTATGGGTTTGTGTATAATATTACTAATATTTTATCTGGTAGACAGTATATTGGTAAGAAGTTTTTCTACTCACAGAAGCAACGCCAAGTAAAAGGTAAGAAAAAGAAGTACAAAGCAGAGTCAGACTGGAAAGAATATTACGGTTCTAATGAAGAGCTTAAGAAAGATGTTGAGCTTCATGGAAATGATAACTTTACCAGAACTATACTATACCTGTGCAAAACAAAAGGTGAGTGTAGTTACTATGAAGCTATGCAACAATTTCAAGAAAATGTTCTCTTTTATCCAGAACTGTTCTATAATTCATGGGTAATGTGTAAAGTTCACAGAAAACATTTAAAACTATCAGACGCGCGGTAGTGAAACAGTATCACAGAGGACTCATAATCCTCAGTTCTAGGTGCGAATCCTAGCTGCGCAACCAACAAAGTATATTATGCAAAATAATTTGGCCCAAGCCGATTCAAGATACGGCAGACTATTCTTTTTCCGCAATGATGATCCTATTGGATCATGTGTTCATCACTTTGGTGAGTGGGCGCAGCAAGAGATGGATCTCTTTGATACTATTCTAACAGAGACTAGTAATGTACTTGATGTGGGAGCTAATATTGGTACACACTCTCTCTATTTCTCTAAGAGGTGTCGTGAGGGTAATATAGTAGCCATTGAACCTCAGATATACATTCATGAGATACTATGCATGAATATGATTGTTAATGGATGTTACAACGTACTTCCAGTTCATGCAGCTTGTGGAAATAAACGAGATCAAATGAGGATGGTTAATATTAATCCATTCGAAGGAGAGAAGGTTAATTTTGGGATGTTCAAGGTCAATAACGAGACAGAGATTGGTATTAAGACAGATGTTGTCCCTTTAGATGAATACTTATATCTTGATCGTTTTCATATGGTCAAGATGGACGTAGAAGGATATGAGAGTACTGTACTTGATGGTGCTAAGAAACTTCTCAAACAACATAAGCCTTTATTGTATATAGAATTTAATAATAAAGAAGGCGATGATGAGTTATTAGAGCAGTTAAAGAGGCTTGATTATATTCCCTATTGGCACGGATATACCAAGTTTAATCCAAACAACTTCAATAAACAGACTGTGAATATATGGGAGGAAGCCGGCTATGTACCAACAGCTGATTCCCTAGATAGAAGATATGAGACTAACATCATATGTTATCCCAAAAAGGAAACTCAGCCGACTAATATGAAGAAGGCTGAGTTTGGTGATAGTATAACTAAATTATTGTTTGAAGATGGGCTTATTACTTAGCAAGAGGATTATCTAAAGCATTCTGAATCTTCTTGTCAAGATCTTTTTGGATCTTATCGATCTTGTGATCAACATCTCTGTTAACCTTGTCTAACTTATTATCAACGTTAGCTTTGATCTTATCCATATCGTCACGGTTCTTTTCAAGAGTGCTGTTAATATTGTTTCTGATGGCCTTTACTTCACTCTCAGTCTCACGCTGAGATTGCTTTGAACCTCTTTCTACCTGCTCAGCAACAGCCTCTACACGACGGATATCTTCTTTGAGATCATTCTTGATATCACGAGTGTAGTCAGCAGTCTTTTGACTGTTTTCTTCAATAACAGATAAACGCTTATCAAACTCTGATAGATCAGGTGCAACATACTTAGCAATCTTCTCACGCATATCCATGTAGTCTTTGTAGAACTCAAAAGCACCCCACATAGCACCACCAACGGTTGTGATAACAGGAATTGCAACAGCTAGAATAGTGTTGTTTAACTTTAATTTGAAACCAGCAATACTCAGCTCGTATCCTTTTTTAACTTCTTCTTTGATGTCCTTATCGGCCATTTTACTTCTCTCCTAGTTTAGTTTTTAATTATCACAATCTACCCAACGTAGGTCACTGTAAGATCTATACCCTGGTGATCCTTTTGGAATGAAGCAAGTACCCATATGTGGACTATACTTGATCCTATCCTGGACTACAAAATATAAACAACCTGCGTAGAATACAACCAATGTAATGATCATGACAACCCAATGCAAATCGTCCCATAACTTTTTTATTTGCAGCTTGCGTGCTCTTGCTCTATCTGCTGCAAGTATTCTTTCTACTCGTTCTTGCTCTTCAGCAGCTTCTCTTTGTTTCTTGTGAACAGCTAGTAGTCTTTCTCGTTCTTTTTGAAACCTAGTCCACACTGCTCCTAGACCTGGTGTCTGATATATTAACATCTCACGTAATTCTTTTTCTGCACTCTCTAACTGGATCTCCATCATCACATTATTGATAGCCTGAGTGTTTAGAGATGATGCCTTTCCTGGATCAGGAGGCGTTTCAGATGCTGCTTTTGCTTTGCGAGCTGCTTCCGAGACCACCTCTTTGTGGTCCATGAACTTACCAATCCATGTTGATACTTCAGTTGTTATTTCTGTTACATCTGCGTTTGCTTTTTTACACTCTTTATAGAACTCTACTCCCTTGCGAATCATTGCAAGAGCTGTCTGAGCAGCTGCAAAGGCAGATATAGGATCCATTATTGTCTATACTGTTCTTCCACCATTAGTTGATGGCGAACATCATTAGCACCGCTTAGGAACCTTTGAGCATTACGGTTATCAACTGTCTTTTGATTTGAATATATTTCTTTTGATTTATAGAACTGAGCATCTAATATGCTATTGTTCTGATAATTCTCAAAGCCAGGTAGTAAACCCATACCACCTACTATAGCTGTCTGGGCTGCAACTACTTCTTTAGGAGTACTTGCTTTTGCTGCTGCTTTCATTGCCTCTTCAGCTCGACGTTTGGCATCTGCAGTCTTTTTAGGAGTTTGTACTTCTTTCTTCTCCTCTTTAGGTAACTCTCTTATCTCAGGGTTAGATACTCGCTCAACCTTCTTTTCTTCTTTAGGAGGAATACGAGTTTCCGGATTTGGTTCTCTAATCAAAGAAGTTACTGAAGTTGGAGATGTTGTTGATGGAGGTGTGATAGCCTTACTCACTTCACTATCTTTTATTTCTTGCTGCATATCCTTAGAAGAATCAGTACTGGCTTTGGTTTTAATATATGCTGAATTATATCCAGAACATCCACGATCATATAATGGGTCTAAGGAACACTGCTGGTTGTAGTATGCTGTTGTGTATCCAGGACAGCTGGAGTCATATAGAGGGTTTATATTACACTGTTGTGTATAATAAGCCTGTTGATATCCAGAACAACTAGGACTGTATAGTGGATTGATCGAGCATTGCTGTTCTTGATAAGCTGCTTGGTAGCCATCACAGCTAGGACTGCTTAACGGATTAGAAGTACATTGATCCATTGAGTATACTGGTTTAGAATATGCATTACGTACATTAGGACCGTAATTACCTCCCCAGAAGCCAGCATCCATACCTGTGATACTCATGGTAAAATTACCCATGTTAGCTAGATCGTAAGGACTATTAAATCTTTGTTGTGTATCAACACTCTGCCAGTTTGGATTATAAGCACTATTGCCATCTGCAGCATTTTTAGAACCTAGACCGTAAAACTTTGAATATAATGAGATTCCTGTACTACTTGTGATGGTAATAGTGGAGTTCAATGTATCCTGCTTGGAATTACTAGTACAACCAGATCCAATTTGTTGACCGCAGTTGAATCGGTATTCAAACCCATAATCAAATCCATGAATCTGAATACCTGTACCTTGAAGTGCTTGGTTGATAGCATAGGTCTGAGCTATAGTACCACTCTGAAAACTAAATGTATAGCCTGGACCACCGTTGCCATCAATGCCACCAGCCATACCAGATCGAGTCCAACCCGTGGCATTACCATCAAGCTCACCGTTGATCAATCCATTTGGACCAACGGTTAGATCGGTAGCAAAGGCATTGAAGGCTACTATAGCCAGCAAAGCTAAGAGTTTTTTCATTACTCTTTACTCTTTACTTTTTGTGGTTGACGTTTAGGATTAGCTTCCCAAATCTCTTTAGCCTCTTGACCAATCTTACCATCAACAGGACAAGGTGTACCAGCATTCATCATTGCTGAGAATACTCGTTCATCTTGACAGAGAGTTGCTACAGCAGCTACCTTCATACCCATGTCATAGAGGTATTTGCTCAATTTAAGTCGTTCGCAGTTTTTATCTACGAATGTTGAACCAATAGCAACACCTAGGATTTGAGTCTGAGCTGCTCCGGAAACACCAACAGCACATAGATCGCTGTTGAGGCTGTTGATACCAGGGGCAATTGCTGTTGGGGGTGGTGATTTTATAGTCGTTGTAGTCTCAGATGTGCTTCTTGAAGTCGAGTCAGTTACAATAGGATCTGCTGCTACTGCATGGGATGAAAGCATAACAAAAAGCACCAATAAAGGTAACTTTTTGAACATTTGAATTTCCTTATTTTTGTTTGATTGTTGTTTTTAATGCATCAGCGAAAGTGGCAACGTTTTTATCTGCTTGTCTTAGCCAGGGTGCCCAAAAGCCATTGGTCAAGTTGTTCAAGGCCTTTGAATAGTGATTCCAACCATTATGCTTCAAATCAACGAATTCACAAAAAAACTGTTGATTTTTGACTACTAAATCATCTATAGTTGGCATTACAGGAGTATGGTATAACATATCCTACCTTTTTAAAGTTACTACTAGTATTTATCTAATATATGAAAAAAGTTTACATCTTCGACGTTGATGGTACTCTTACAGACAGCAGAGAACCTATTGATCCAGTTTTCCGTGAATGGTTTAAGCAGTGGATTAAACAAGGTAGAAAAGAAGTATACCTTGCTTCTGGTAGTGATTATCCTAAAACCCAAGAACAGATGGGAAATGATATATTAGAATCGGTCAACGCAGTGTTTTCCTGCGCTGGCAATGCTATTTATTCAAAAGGAATCCTGAAGTATTCTAGTAAATGGACACTTAAAGACCCTCAAATTCAGTGGTTAAATGAGCAACTATTTAAGAGCCTCTTTGTTGGTAAATCAAGTCGTCATATAGAGAATCGTATAGGTCTTGTTAACTTTAGTGTTGTAGGTCGAGCTGCTGACAAGGAACAGCGTAAAAAATACGTAGAATTTGACCGTCAATATAAAGAGCGTAAAAAGATAGCAGAGGCGTTTAATACTAAGTTTGGTGATATTGCTGTTGCTCAGGTAGCTGGTGAGACTGGTATTGATATTATGGAACCTGGTAAGGACAAAGGCCAGATAGCACAATACTTCACAGAACCATTTGTTCATGTTCACTTCTTTGGAGATCAGATGGAATATGGAGGTAATGATTTCCCTCTGGGTATAGCTTTAAAGGAAGCATATATACACATGAAACAGAGTAAGGCGACCACAGTGAAAGTGAAGAACTGGAAAGATACTTGGAATTATTTACAGAAAATGGAGAATAAATAATGAAAGCAACAAACTCTTTCAATATGAAGAAAGAAACTAAGCGTATACTTGCTACCTGTGATAAAGATAGACGTGGGTTAGTTAAGAACATGATGATTAGTGCTCAGCTTGCCTTTGAGAAAGCTAAACGCGAATCATCAAAACAATCTAAGAATGTAAGTGGTGATGAATAATGGAAACTAATGAGTTATCAGTGAATGCCAAAGGTGGCACAGAGTTGATGTTGGAATCGTTACATAACAACGTTCCTAAAGATCTACTTGACTATTTCCAAATCATTCCTTCGAGAGTTAGAGAAGTTGATGATACTAAAATCAAGATCTACTGGTTACATGACTTACCAGGTGATCCTGAGTCAGAACATCTGAGACAAGGTGGATGGAATCGATTCGATAAACTTGTATTTGTCTCTAATTGGCAAATGCAAGCATACCAAAAACACTACGGACTTCCATGGCACAAGTGTGTTGTACTGCACAATGCTATTGAACCTATTCCAGCTGTAGAGAAATCCAAAGATAAGATCAAGTTAATATACCACACCACTCCTCATCGTGGTCTGAATATACTTGTACCTGTTTTTGATCAACTATCCAAAGAGTTTGATAACATTGAGCTAGATGTATACTCTAGTTTCAAGATCTATGGATGGGAGCAAAGAGATGAACCCTACAAAGAGTTATTTGATCTATGCAAGCAACATCCAAAGATTAACTATCACGGTACGGTCTCTAATGCAGATATTAGGTCTGCACTTCAACAAGCACACATCTACGCTTATCCAAATATCTGGCAAGAGACATCATGTATCAGTATGATAGAAGCTATGTCAGCTGGTTTGTTCTGTATACATCCTAACTATGCTGCTTTGTATGAAACTGCATCTAACTGGACCTGGATGTATCAATGGCAGGAGAATCAGAGAGATCATAGTAAGTTATTTTATGAGTTGACTCGAAACGCTATTCAATTGTATAATCATGAAGATTCACAGAGTACTCTGAATGCTCAAAAAGCATACATTGACGCTTTCTATGGATGGCAAAATAGAAAACAGCAGTGGATCGGACTTCTCACATCAATGCTCAAAGAGCACAGAAGAATTGACTACCAACCAAAATGATAATCGTAGACTTCAATCAGGTTTGTATTTCTAACCTGATGGCGCAAGTGGGTAACCACACTGACCTAGTAGTAGAAGAGGATCTTGTTAGACATATGATCCTCAACTCTCTTCGTTTATACAAACAGAAGTTTGGAAGAATATACGGTCAGATGGTTATCGCATGTGATGATAAGAACTACTGGCGCAAGCAGATCTTCCCTTACTATAAAGCTGGACGTAAGAAAAGTAGAGAAGAGAGTGATATTGATTGGGCTGGTATGTTCGAGGTCTTGAATAAGATTCGACAAGAGGTTAAAGATAACTTACCCTATACTGTTATCCAAGTAGAGAACTGTGAAGCTGATGATATCATTGCTACTCTGTGTGCATTCATTCCAGAGGATATTATAATACTATCTGCTGATAAAGACTTTATTCAACTACATAGAGATAATATCATTCAATTTGATCCTATCCGAAAACGAAACGTCCAGGTTGAGAATCCAGCTAGATACCTTAAAGAGCTTGTGATTAGAGGTGACTCTGGTGATGGTGTTCCTAATGCTCTATCTCCTGACAATAGCTTTGTAGATGGAATTAAACAGAAACCGGTCCGTAGTAATAAGTTGGATATGTGGTTAGATATGAGCTGGGACCAGTTAAGAGAAGTTCCTGAGCTCAAGGATGGTATAGATAGGAACAAGAAGCTGATTGATTTGTTTGAGATTCCTTTGGATATCAAACATAGAATAGGTGATGAATATACAGCTCAGACAAGTACCAAGAAGAATGTTGATATACTTGGTTATTTACAGAAACATAAACTTAAATCATTGATCGAGAATATTAATGACTTCATATAGGAAATTGAAATGAAACTCGGATTAGCTGAAATACTTAAAAAGGCTTCTGAAATAGAGAAGAAAGCTGACAAGATAGAGTGGATTCGAAGAAACGACTCACCAGCACTCAGAGCTCTGTTAAAGTATGCCTTTGATCCTAAGGTAAAGTTCTTGCTACCTGAAGGTGCTCCTCCATATAAACCAAATGAGTTACCAGACTTACAAAGTGTACTGTATAGTGAGCTTCGTAAGTTATATCTATTCATCGAGGGTGGTAATGATAACCTGAAGCCAACACGAAGAGAGTATCTGTTTATTCAATTACTAGAGAATTTGGATAAGGAAGATGCAGAGCTTATCGCTGCAGTAAAAGATAAGAAAGTACCTTATAAAGGTATCACCAAGAAGTTTGTTGATGAAATATATCCTGGACTACTAGAGGGTTAAAATGGGTAAGACGAATAAACAGTTTCGTTCACTTGATGAGAAACAACACCATGTTGCGAAGGCAATCAAGAAAGAAGTCACTGATCGATCTGTTAGAACAATAGACAGAGCACTTAAAAATAAAAGATATGAACAGTTCTATGATGAACTAGATAATCAGAGAGAAGAGGAGTATCAAGATGAAAGATAATTGGTTTTGGCATAGTAGTTTTATGGCATGGGTTGAAGGTGCACTCCTCGACCTCACTAACTGGGTTTGGAATAAGAGACACTCTAGTCCTCCAAAGAAGGCTGTCGTGAAGAAAGATCCAGTACTAGAACAATCAAAAGAGCCGCCACCACCAAAGAAAGCTCCAGCTAAGAAAGTTGCTAAGAAAGCACCAGCTAAGAAGACTACCTGGACAGCCAAGTAATGCCCATTTATAAATTTAGAGATAGAGTCAAGGATGAGATATATGAAGTGAGTCTTCGTATATCCGATTACGAGTCTTACTTGGTTGGTAATCCTAATGTAGATCGATACTTTGATGTCGGTGATGTTCCTGCCACTGTTAGTGGTGTAGGTGGTATCAAAACTGATAGTGGATTCAAAGAAGTACTCTCAAAGATATCTGATGCTCATCCTAATAGTCAGCTATCAGATCGTCACGCAACTAAATCTATTAAGCAAGCTCAGACTGATCAAGTCTTCAACAAACACTTTGGCAAATAATTTTGAGAACAAAATACTTCGAGCATAAGCCCCTTCCTAAGATAGAAATTCCAAGAAAAGAAATAGATGGTAAACGATATTATGTAACTCCTAACGGTGATGCATATAGATCTGTTACTACTGTTCTTTCTGAACTATCTAAGGAAGGTATAGCTAAGTGGAGAGAGAAGGTCGGTCACGAGGAAGCTAACCGTATATCAACCAAAGCATCCACAAGAGGAACCAAGCTTCACAACATGATGGAAGACTATGTTGGCAATGTTGAAGACTTTGCTTTGAACAAAATGCCAACAACAACCGCATTATTCCTGGATTTACAACCAATTGTTGACTTAAATGTTCAAGAAGTGTATGGTATCGAATATCCGTTGTACTCAGATAGATTGAGAGCAGCGGGTACTTCTGATTTGATTTGTTTGTACAATGGTAAACCAACCATACTTGACTATAAGACTGCAAACAAAGCTAAACAGGAAAAGTGGATCAATAACTATTTCATTCAATCGACTGCCTATTCTATAATGGTCAAAGAAAGATATGATATTGATATTGAGCAGATTGTTATTATGATTGCGGTTGATAATGATCAACCCCAAGTTTTTGTGAAAGATCCAAATGACTTCATATCTGAGACTACTCGTATTTTTGATACCTATTAGTGTTTGGGCTGGTGACAAAGAAAAAGTTGATCACAAGGAAACCAAGAGCACTGTCATAATGGAAGACGTTATTGTTGAACGAACTGTGATTCGTACAACCAAACAAAATCCAAAGGAAGAGCCCGATAATTACGATAACGATCGTGATTTTATGAAGAATGCGGCTAAAATGCTTCCAACTATCCTTCTTAATTTAGTATTGTATCGCTGAAAAGCCGCATGAAATGTAGCTGTTGACTTAATTTCCGTTATTGTTTAAGATGGTCAATGTAGTAATTTGATTTGTTAACTAAATTATGGAGAAACACATGACTGCAACTATTAATGCAAAAGAAGTCCTTTCGACTTATGGTATCAAGACTGACTCTGTTGTAAGAGCAATTCAGCAAGTTGGAGAGGATATTGGTTTATCAGCTGATCCTCTTGGCTATGCTAACTCTATCATCTCTGATCTAGGTGGTTCTGATCAGTATGACCTCGCTTCAGCTCGAGTACTTGCTAAGGCTCTTGTTGAACAAGCTATCAAGCAAGATAGCTATGATGCATCATCTGCATCAATGACTGCTGACGCCAAGTTAGCTAAGATCAAGACGGACATGCCTTATGTGTTCGCTGAATCTGAGAGTGGTCCTACTACCACTTCGTTTAAGTCTAAGGCTAAGCCAGCTAAGACTAACGACAAGAAAGGCAAAGCCAAAGCTATCTTTGATGCTAACAAAGATAAAGCTAATGGTGAGATTGCTGGTTTGATCTCTAAAGAGTTAGAGATTACGTATGCTAATGCATACTACTATGTCTCACGAGTATTCAAGCGTTAATTTGTTGGCCCGACTTCGGTCGGGCCTTTTTTATTGGAGAAACGAATGAGATGGATAACATTATCTGATCGATATAATAAATCCCTTACTTTCAATAGAGATACCATCACTCACGTTACAGAGTCTGAAAGTGAATTTAATGACTCACTAACAGTTGTGTACATGGTTGGAGGTGGATGCGAGGTTGTTAAGGAGTCCTATATAGAAGTGTTAGGGATGCTTAAAGCCGGAGAGTAAATGGAAAAAACGTATCGCAGTATTTTTATTAGTGATGTTCATCTGGGTACCAGAGATTGTAAGGCGGAAGCATTAAACAATTTTCTAAAACATCATACCTGCTATACGTTGTATCTTGTTGGTGATATAATTGATGCGTGGAAGATCCAACAGAATCGTTGGAAGTGGAAACAGTCACATACTAATGTTGTAAGACGTATTATGGGTCATGCTAAGCGTGGTACTCGTGTTGTATACGTTGCAGGTAATCATGATGAGTTTTTACGTCCTCTCATACCATATGGTATTGGTTTTGGATTGATTGAAGTTGTTAATCAAACAGAACATATTGGAGCGGATGGTAAGCACTACTTGGTTGTTCATGGTGATCTCTTTGACGGTATAACACGACTAGCCCCTTGGCTAAGCTTCTTAGGAGATAGAGCTTATGACTTTGTTCTCAGTCTTAACAGCAAGTATAATTGGTTACGCCATCGCATGGGCTTTGGTTATTGGAGTCTATCTAGGTTTCTTAAGCATAAAGTTAAGAAAGCTGTGGATTTTATGTTTCAGTTTGAGCGTAATCTTGTTGGCTATTGTAGAAAGCGCGGCTTTGATGGAGTGATATGTGGTCACATTCATCACGCAGAGATAAAAGAAATCAACGGTGTAGTATACATGAATGACGGTGACTGGGTTGAAAGTATGACAGCGTTAGTAGAACATCATGATGGTCGTTGGGAGATAGTAACATGGACCAAGGAGGCGGATGATGTGGTTGATGGTAATACTAGCAGTAAGTCTAACGGATCCAAAAGACGTACCAGGAAAAGTAACACTGGAGTTCCCGGATCAACAGAGTTGTGAGAACGCACTACACACATTAACATACAAATTGAAATTTGATTCATTTAAAGTGACTGCACAATGCGTAAAGAAACAATTCTAATCATTACAGACAACTTACCGGATCAAATCAATGGCGTTGTTACGACCTACAAGAATATTGAGGCATGTGCAGTTCTGGACGGCTATCGTGTTGTATACCTTGATCCCAGGCAGTTCATATCTTTTGGTGCTCCTGGCTACCCTGAAATTAAGTTTGCCATCCCGTGGCGCATCGGCAAAAAGATTCAAGAGATGGATGCGGATTATATCCACATCGCCACGGAAGGTCCTATTGGTCTTGCTGCTCGACTTTATCTTGACATCAAGCGGATTAGCTACAATACTGCTTATCATACTAAACTACCTGAAGGTCTAAAAAAGATAGTTGGTATTCCAGAATCATGGACATGGTGGTATGTTAGATGGTTTCATAAGCACAGTGGAAGAGTACTAACTACAACTTCGAGTATGGTTAAAGAGTTAGAAGATCATGGTTTCTCTAAAGTAATTCCATGGACTAGAGGTGTTGATAGAAAGATATTTCATCCTCAACCAATTACTTCTCAACGTACCATACTTCTTTGTGTTAGTCGATTAAGCAAAGAAAAGAACCTAGAAGCATTTTGTGAGTTGGATTATCCCAATGCAACAAAGATATTAGTGGGAGATGGTCCTTATCGAGAAGAGCTTGAGTCTAAGTATCCTTCTGTAATATTTCCAGGATATAAGACAGGTCACGAGCTAGCTAGTTACTATGCACAAGCTGATGTGTTTGTGTTTCCTAGTCGATGGGAGACGTTTGGAATAGTGATGATAGAAGCTATGGCATGTGGTACTCCTGTTGCTGCTTATCCTTGTCACGGACCACTAGATGTCATTGATCCGGGTATCACTGGTTATATGGATGAAAATCTCAAACTGGCTATTGATAAGTGCCTGGAATTAGATCGTAAGAATGTGTTAGCTGGTAGTAATGCCTGGAGTTGGAGTTCTGCTTGGAGAATCTTTATCGATAACCTCAAAGCAATTTTCTAAGTGAGGAGTGAATATGAAAGAAGTAAGAGATATTATGAACAGAGTAAAACAATTGCAAGAGTTCAATGTAGTTGTTCAGGTTCCAGATGACTTTGCCTTCTATGGCACTGTTCCATTTGACTTGAAGATCAACAAGGAAGGTATTGCATCAGTTAAAGTGTTGGCTCTCAACTTAGCCGAAGCGAAATCAAAAGCCAACGAGTACTTTGCCAATGGGACGCAAGAAGAAAGTTAGAGAAGAGAAGGAATGTCCTCGCTGTGGTACTAAACATATCAAGCGAGGCATTTACTGTAGCTATAGTTGTGCTAACGTCCGAGATCATTCTGATGAGGACAAACTAAACAAATCAATTGCCGTTGCGGCATATCATAAGACTGATGATGCAGAGGAGCATAAGTGGAAGCTTTCCCACATTGCAAGATCAGCTCGTCAATATCAAACAGATGTAACAGTTGTAATGCCTACACTAGAGGATATGGAGCCTCCACTTCCTCCAATAGAGTATGAAGAACAGTACCGTGATCGAGTACATGGAAAGGACATTTGGTTCGATGTGGAATAAACTATTCAAAAAGAAAGTTGTACTTAACTGCTATACATCAAACAAGAGTGCTTATGATTTATTCAGTATTAATTATACTAAGAACTTTATTCCTGAATGGTGGAAAAAGGTTCCCAAGGCATATAGGTATGGTGATAATTTCCATGACGCTCCTACAATAAAAACCTGTCCAGGGTTTATAGATTTATATAAGAAGGGAGTAATGGTTCCTTTGTGGAGTGATCTCGAGATACAAAGTAATAGAGATGATTACAAATATCAGTTTGCCGATCAACATTCATCAATCGATTACAACCACCCGGATGCAATAGGATCAGTTGTACATACTATGGATGTTCATAGTATTAAGCTAACATCACCATGGTTATTTGAATGTAGTCATGATATTGAATGGTTATATGTTAGTCCTACATGGAATACAGAGACAATGGATATACATACTGTTCCTGGTATTGTAAAATTCAATCATGCAATCAGATCAAATATTAACTTAATGATTAGAAAAGGACTGGACCATAACGTGTCTCTGAGTGCAGGTACTCCCATCGTTCAGATAGTCCCTCTTACAGACAGGAACATTGAAGTGAAGTGTCATTATATCTCACGGGCAGAGTTTCACGATCGTGAGGTGAGTATGAGTCCGTTCTTCTTTAGTAGCTACAAGAAAGTATCTAAGTTAAAAGAAAAGCAACAGAAAAAGTGTCCATTTCACCACTAAATATGCGGTTGAACAAATTGTTGACCTAAATTCCTTTTTGCTATATGATGTTCTTAATGGTTAATTAAGGAGAAAACATGATTGATCGAGCAAATACATCGTGCCAGATCCTTGCGCACGAAGCTAAGGAATCTTACATTGAACTCATCTATGATGATTACATAGACGACTTCATGGCTGGATATCAGCAGTTGCAATACTCTGAACAATCATATGACAACGATGCATCTTTTTATGGAGAAAAGCAATGAAACCAATTAGCTCTTATGTAACTCCAGAAGGATATACTGTCAATGTATATCCTGAAAAGAAAGTAAAGCGTAATCCTTACTTGGCATTTGGTGGTTCATATGCTTTGCTTGGTGCATTAGCAAAACGTGGTATTCCAGATGACTCTATGTTCGCAATGCCAACACGTCGTAAGATTAAGTAGTTGACTTAATTTCCTTTTTACTTGATGATGTTCTTATTGGTTAATTAATTGGAGACGACTATGTTATTACACATTCAGACTCAGTATCGCGAGAACTACGGTGCACACAGCTGGGATGGTAAGGGCAGCTGTCCTCAGTATTGGAAGAACAAAGGTGGTGATGACTACCTGGTTGACTTGAACGGGATTGCCGAGTCCCTTAATGATCGTGCAGATGTAGAAGCAATTGTGAAGCGTATGTCGTATAAGATTGAGAGCTTCTCTGACTATAGTGAAGAATTCATTATCTCTTGGGGCTTAGTGGAAGATAATTACCTGACCGATTATGAAAAATCTCAGTTGGAGTATGATGGTGGGATAATAAATCCTGCAACTCGTTTAACTTTAGATAATGTGGAGGTGTGATATGTTGACTTTTTTATGTGTAGGTTTTGTTTTAGTTAGTATTTCTATGTTCTTTGCTTTCTATGTTACTGGTCTTGCTATGGGCGTTGCTAATCTTGGCATTCGTACAGTAGAGAAGATCTTCAAGGAGAAGTTTTAATGAGCAGTCTTTGGCGTAAACGACAAATTAATAATGAGAGAGAATATGAATTCGAATCAGTCTACAGTGAGCCTTCAACTTTGCCTACTCGTCTTTTCGACATCTTTCTTTTGTGTACCGGTTTTGCTTTATGTGTTTATTCGTTTGGCGTTATTCCTGGTCTAGGATTGTCTATCCTTGCTTTGTTTGCTAGAGGTGAGCTGTGACTATCGTGCCTACAATCAGGTACACCGTTAAGACAAGACTCTATGAGATTGTTGAGCTGATAGTGCTTGACGATGGAGAGTCTTGTATTGGTGATGTCATTGAAGTTGCTGGACATACATACGGAGAGGCATGCCGTTGTTATAGAAAGGTAATGAGATAATGAGTGATGCATTTGCTATTTGGTTCTGGAGACCAATGTTTGAGTTCTTAGGAACTGTTGCCTTGTTCATTGGGTTCATAGTACTATGGATAATTGGTGACTGGACCTACTATCGTGTTGTCAAACCGTTACGAGCTTGGTATAAGAAAAGAAAAGAGAACTAATGCATTTTGCTATTACAGGTATTGGATTATATAATGGTCTTGGTAAAGATGCCGTGACTAGTTTCTATGCTTTGTTAGAAGGCAAGAGTGCTATTGTTCCAATCAGCTGGCCAGAGTATGATGATCAGCTATTTCCTCAATCGCACAAAGCAGTACCTACCACTTTAGTTGGTAAGTGTCCTCAACCTGAAGAATCAGAAAATAAACCTAAGTTTGAAAAGTATTGGAGACATTGGGATCCTGTTACTAGAATAGGTTTGATATCAGCCGATGAAGCTGTGAATGATTCTGGTATTGATAGTGTTAATGTTGGAGTTGTCTTTAGTTCATTTGCAGCTGGTACATATGTAAAGTCTGACATGCTAGCAGCTTTTAATCAAGGTAAGAAATACAGTCCTCGTAAGTCTCTTAACATTGGTGGTGAGCACACTGCTGCGCAGGTTGCTGCTGTGTTTGGTTTCAATGGACCAAACTATTCAATGGTCAGTGCTTGCGCTACTGGTATTGTGTCAATCGATGCTGCATGTGCTTATCTGAAAGCTAATCCAGACTTAGATGCTATGCTTGTTGGTGCAACAGATGGGACAACGGATGCTTTTGATATGTACTGGTTCAACTTACTTGGAGCTTTAAGTCCTACAGGTATCAGTGCTCCTTTCGATAAATCTCGTAATGGTTTTGTGATGGGTGAAGGTGCTGCTACTATTATTATTGAACCACTTGTTAAAGCATTGAAGCGTAATGCTAAAGTGTATGCTACTATTGAGGGTTGTGGTATCGTTACCAACTTTGATAGTGACACAAGTCCAGATCCAGAGGGTGAAGGAGCTTACCAATGTATGCTTACTGCTTGTAAGAATGCTGATCTTGATCCTTCACATATTGATTATGTTAATGCTCATGCAACAAGTACTCCAATTGGTGATATAATAGAGTACAATGCCATTGCTAAGATAATTAAGCATGATGTTGTTGTGGTTAGTAATAAAGGACAGATTGGTCATGCTATGAGTGCTTGTGGATTGATTGAAACGATCTACACACTATTAGCAATGGAGACTGGTAAGAGTCCTGGTAATGCTAATCTAGTTGATCCTATTGGTGGTTCTAATTTAATATTACCAACAAAGGCAATTGATGTAGATATTAAGTATGCAATGAAGAACAGTTTTGGTTTTGGTGGACGTAACGCTAGTATGATATTGGAGAAATGGTAATGGATAAACGATTGATGATATCTTGGGAGACTGCTGACTGCATCACAATAGACAATCTGCACGATGTGTATGTTAACACTAAACATGATCTTGCTATGCACTCACGTGGTGAGAGTTGGATGCATGATGAGGATGTGAAAGCTAATAAGAAGTTGGTCAAGGCATTGAAGCGTGTGTTGAAGTACTATGGTAAAGATGTTGATACTGCCCGGCTAGGTCAGTGGTAGTATTTCCCGTAGCAGCCTAAACCCACATTCTATGTGGGTTTTTTATTTGTTGACCTAATTTCCGTATTAGAGCATAATAGCCTTACTGAAACAATTTTAGGAGAAAAGAATGAGTAAATTCAAAGACCTCATCATCGATGTGCAGGACTCAATCCTTCGCGGTCAGTTGTCGTTTAGACAGATCGCTGATATGTACGGCCTTAGTTACGATGATGTTAATCTAATTGCAAAAGAGGTTGGCGAGCAGGGGTTTGATGATGCACGTGCAGACGACGATTCCGGTTTGACTTTCTTCGATTCAGAGTATGAGGAGCGTGTATAATGCAAATAAGTGAAATCATTCCAGCAACGTTGTTAGTTCGTTGTACAATGAAGCTTCATGGTAAGAGAGCTTTCACTAACAAATATAAATCTTGTCGTACAGTTAAGTGCTACCTACCTTCTAATCATATGGAAGAAGTTGAGCTATGTGGTGACATTAGAACCGTGTTAGCAAAGGCTGGTTACAATAGCTACTCAATCACGACCACAAAGGGAACAAAGTGGGGTGCACCTGGATTAATAGTTAGACTTCCGTTATGATTAATTTCAAGTGCATAGCGAAGTCTGCCGGAATCATCTATGATGAGAGTTATGGTGTCATGCATATTCGTTATGATAACTTTATTAAGTACTCGGAGATGTTAATTGAAGAGGGACGTCAGAGGCAGATTAGATCTGAGCAAGCATTGTTTGAATTGGCTAGACTTCGTGAAGAGATTGGGGATGTGTTATGAGCTTTGAAGAAAAGAACCAGGCAGCATTTGATAATCCTCAACCTGGTGATCACTGGCATGAGAGGTTTATCCCATGCTTTCTAGTACTCGACTGCTTAGAGGATGGTACTTTTATTATTTGTGATCAGTATAAGGAAGTTAACAACAACCTTTTGTCGTGGGAAGTAGAGAAGGCTGAGCGAGTAGATAGATCATACTTCAATCGAGTCAAGTACCATTCAATTGAAGGGTTTGTTGCTGATGTATCAACAGTTAAGCATACAGGAGCTGTGGCAAAGTGGGAAATATTTGGACGTCCTGTCATATCGCTAAAGCAACACCAACCTTATGCATCAGACTTTAGAACTGTGATGGAGCAAGGTGTATGAGTGAGTTTAAGGAATTCAATGAAGCGTATGATGCTGCTCTCTTACCAGACAATCCTGATATGTTTAATCTGATTGCAGCCAGGACTAGGTTTAACATCTACAACTCACCTATTTGGTCTGGTCCTGGACGACTCTTTGCTTTGGCATTGATTGAAGAGTGTTGTGATCAAGTTAGGACTGTTGAGGCTGAAGTAATCAGAAAGCATTTTGGAATTGAGAATGGAGATATATCATGAAAGCATTAGCAGAGAGAGTGTTCTTTAAAGAGGACAGAGAAGCAGAAGAAGGGACTATGAAAGTATTTGCGGTAGTCAATATGGTAGAAGAGGTTGAGTATTTGTTAAGAGTATTCAAGTTAGAATCAGATGCGTTTGAATATGCAAAGATGGAAGCAGAGTTGAATGAGTTGGACGAGTATGTTGTGGTTGAGAAAGAGTTGTTGTAATGGATCCAAGTAAAGAGGATATTGAGCTGGCAATCACTAATCTGATGGAGAAAGGTGATTTGCCAGATCCAGAACACTATCCTCGGATAGTTAAGACAATGATAACTCATGAGTTGTATGAGATTGAGAGGAAGAGATATGAGCAAGACGGCGGAGGAATATGAGCTTGAGATAGAGCGATTGAATGGTCAGATTGAGGCACTGCAGTCAGGCTACAAGAAGACTAGGTTAAGAAGGAAGGTAAGAGAGCATGCTTCTGATGCTGGGATAGCGTTAGGGAATAATGAGCTTGATGGAAGTAGGTTGTTTCGACTTGAGAAGTTTGCTAGCTCGATAGTTAGGGAGTGCTCTGACATTGCGTTGCGTGAAGACTTTGATCCGTCCGACTGCATATTGAAAGAGTTTGGGATAGAGAGGTAGGATATGTATGAACGAACGAATTAGACAACTAGCTATTGAGGCTGGATATCTTCCAGATAGTTTTGGTATTGGTCATTGGGATATGCCTGAGTGTGAAAAGTTCGCCGAGTTGATTGTTAGAGAATGTACTGATAGATGCGGTAGCCAGGCTGATCAGAGAAACATACTTAGATCATTTGGATTAGAAGTAGAAAGTAATATCAAGTATCCTGGTCCTGAACGTAACGGTAGTATAAACTCTCAGTATGAAAGAGAATACAATTTGCCTAAGGATGTATCTAGTAATGGAGTTAAGTTATGAAATACCTAGAGAAGATTCTGATTACAATTCTGCTGGTACTGTTAATATCTGTGTACTATTGGAAATAACCCGCATTTGATGCGGGTTTTTTGTCTGTTGACCTAATTTCAATATAATACGATAATTACTTACTGAGAAATTAATTGGAGATTATTATGATGTTAACAAAAAGACAATTCGAAGTTATGTTAGACAAGTATGAAGAGAGTATTGAAGAGTACATTATGTTACCATCCCGTGAAAATTTCAAGTTCATGGAAGAGTTGGTTGCTGAGATTGAGGATGAGGAAGAGATGGAATGGTCTGATGCCTATGATGTATTCAATGATATGGTATCAGAAGTAATGATCAGACG